AAGGCCTCGCTCGCGAGCGGACCGAAGTCGGCACCGGCCCCAATCCACGACAGCATGCACGATTACGGTGCGTCGAAGGGCACAGGCCCGACCATGCGGCCGAGCAACCCGGCTCCGGACAGCACGCTCGGTCGTCATGGTTACAGCCCCGACGCGGTCAACAAGGCCATTGCTTCGTCGAACCGCAGCGGGCGGCGTATCGGCGGCAAGGAAGCAAGTGCAATCCACCGGCTGCTCAAGGGGCGCTAATGGCCCAACGATTTCCAAAGCCGACCCACTCGGTCGGCGTTTCCATTTTGGTGCCGCACTCAAAGTTCACGCCGACGCCGACCATGTCCCCGCTCAAGATCGCCTTCTACAAGGGACGCGAGGCCCGGCGGCTCGGGCGTCCGGCGGAGAACCCGCACAACGAATTGTTAACCCCAAACGAAGGGGCACTTGCGGCGGAGTGGGAGCGGGGCTATAACAGCATGAAGAGGACGCCATGAAAGACCCACTCGGACACGGCAGCAACGGACGCGGAGCTTTCAAGTCGCCGCGCCATCAGTTCAAGGTCGAGAAGCACATCGCTTTCCACGGCGTCACGGCGGCCGGGCAGAAGGTCACGACCTCGGGCAACATCTGGCAGAAGGTCGGCGGCTCGCGCCGTCGCGCTGTCGCCGAGAAGATCGCCCAGTTTCATCGCGTTGACAATCCCAACTCGCGTGTGAGGATCAAATGAAGGACGCTCTCGGCCACGGCAGCAATGCCCATGACTATGCATTCCATCGCGCGCACAACGCGGGCCTGACCGCGACCGTTGAGCAGCATGCTCGTGCCATGGATAAGTACCCAAGAGGCCCCATGGGGATGCCGCCGGAGCACATCAGAACCTCAACCGAGTACCGGATGGATAAGGCCCATCTTGATCGGGCTGTCTCCGCGCTCCGAGATCACAATGGGTTCATGGTCAAGAATTTCAAGAAAGAGATGAAGACAGATCGCGACGCTCGTCGGGGGTTCAAATGAAGGACGCGCTCGGTCACGGCTCCAACGCGCACAACACCGGCATCGAGACGTTGCCGCGCAAGCCGAAACCTATTTCGGAGTTGCCGCGTGCTGCCCTGCTCAAGGCGTATGAGAAGGCGCAGGCGAAGAGCAGCGAGATCAACAGCAAGCTCATCGACATGGGTCACGGCATGGTCAAGGGCAACGAGATCATGCAAATGACCGGCCATCCGATCTTCGATGAGTATCGCGCCAATACCGCGCACCTCCGCTCGCTGATCGACGAGCGCGAGGCGCGCAAACGTTACCAAGGCAACGAACATCCCATCAAGAAATCGAAATGGCTCTGACATGAAAGACGCACTCGGCCACGGCTCCAACGCCCACAACTCGGGCGTCGCCAAAATCGGCAAGCTCCCGCTCCATCCCAGCGTGATCAAGACTGTCACCGGCAACCCCGGCGGCTTCTCGGTTCGACCGACGAACGGGCGCATGCCGTCGAACGGCTTTATGGTTTCGATACCCGGCCACACTCAGATCGTTTCCGAGAAGGCGCTGAGCGGTCCGCAAGGTCACGAGATCATCTCGCAATACGCCAACGCGCACGCCGACGTGTTGCGTGATCCACGCGCGCACATCGGCGGCTGGACTGACAAGGAAACCGGCAAAACATACCTCGACGTATCCCACAACATCAAGAGCAAGCGCGAGGCCGTCACCACCGGCCGCAAGCACAACCAAATCGCCATCTGGGATGTCAAGCATGGAAAAGAAATCCGGACAGGCGGCACGGGGGAATAACCGATGGCAAACCCGATCACTGTTGACAACGACGACGCGGCGCGAGCGCTGGCCAATGGCCATCCTAAAAGCCAGCGTGCGCCCCTTCGCGACCCTGCTCCGGTCCTTCCGGGCAGCCCGGGCACGGGAGCGGCTCCGGGAGCGAACGGACCGCCTACGACAGGCCCGATGGGGCCGACATCCCCGATAAGCGCGTGCTGAGAACATGCTAGTTGTTTGTCGCCGTCAAGCCTAGTAAGCTTGGCGGCGAAATCACATCTGCGCACGCGAGGACCTCATCATGGCGTATCAGACGAACGGCGGCACTGCGGCCCCTGCCAAGCAAGGCATGAAGGACCTGACCAACACCAACATTGCGCGCGATGGCGCTGCAAAGCGGCCCCAGACGAAATTCCCGACCACGTATGGCATGCGCGACCGCACCGCTGAGATGGCGGGCGTGAGCCCGGCCAATCCCGGCGTCGGCCCCGACGCGGACCCGGCGAACCCGCTGAGCCCGTCGCCGAAGCTCAAGAAGTTTCCGGACGCGCCCGCGAAGTGGGGCATGAAGGACGCCAACGGCCAGTCGGTCAACGGCAACCTCGGCCATGCTGTGCTCACCGAGGCGTCGAACCTCGGCCGCTAACCCCGAAGGATTTGACCAATGACCGACCCAATTGACGCTCAAGCTGCGGGCTCCGACGCCCTCATCGGTTCCAAGCAGAAGGCCAAGAACGGCTACGGCCAGAACGGCTATCAGGGACCGTCGAGCGACCTTCCCGGCCAGAGCACGCGCATGGACCGCGACTATGGTCTCCCGGCTGACCCGAGTGCTGATGCTGGCGACTGGCAGACCCGCAAGGTCGATCAGACGCCGATCACGACGCACCCCGGCATGAAGGCGCGCGACAACAAGATCAGTTTCCCGACGAACAACGTCAGGGCCGCAACCAAGCGCGCCATGGGCGGCAACTATCAGAGGTGAACCATGAAGCTCGCATCGCTGTCCCTCGTTGCGCTGCTCGCCGTCGCTCCCGCCTTCGCCAAGACCCCGCCCAAGTCGGCGGAGAAACCGGCGGAGGTTACGTGCTTCTCATACGAGAACGTCACCAAGTCACTCGAAGACAAGGTCGGCAAACAAGGCATCGCTCTCAAGAAAGTCGAAGGCGACGAGGCCAAGAATTTCGCCAAGAACTATATGGGCGCGGATTTCAAGTTGCCCGAGGACACTACGTTCATGTTCTATCGAATGACGGACAAGAGCCCGATGATCTTGGTCGTGCGTTTCGTCAAGGGCTGCGCGATGAACTACGGCGCGCTTCCGGCCCGGGCCTACCCGTCCATTCTCGAAGACGGATCACTCTGACGACCGAATGATACGCGAACGCGCATAATCTGAGATTATGCGCGAACCCGTATAGGACGAGGCGCGCATGTGCGCGCTCCATCGCTTGTGCGGTGAATACTGAGAGGAACCACCGCATGAGCGGCGATGCAGAACTCGATGAGATGCTCGGCCCCGACCCGGTTGCTGAGCCCGAAGAAAACCTAGTTGATGGTGCCGTCCCGATCAAGCCCAGTCTGGCCCTCCTAGAGCGCTCGCGATCTTACCCTGTCAATCGCGCGGCCCGCAAGAACACTCCCGAACGCCTCAACCGTGCCCTGAGCTACGCGACCGAAATGCCGGTCGGCGCTGATGTCGCGCGTCGGCTCGGCATCAGCTACACGACGTTGAAGTATTGGCTCCAGAAATCATTCGAAGGCGCACCGGGAGATGGCTTCGACATCGTCATGGGCGAGGACGACGAGAACGGCACCGATGACAACACCGTGCGCTTTCACGAAGCGTGGGATATTGCTATGGAGGCGGGCGTCCAGAAAGTCGAGGCTGCCACGATCAAGCGCGCGACCGGCTACGACGAGACACTGACGTATCAGGGACGAGTGCAATACAGGTACGACCCGAAAAAGCTCGCGGATGCACGCGATCTCGGTTTACCCGAGCTTGTCCCGGATAACTATCTCACCGACGAGTTCGGCGCTCCCGTTCCGGAGACGGTCTACAAGATGGACCCGGACCTCGCGATGTTCATCCTCAAGACCCGCATGTCGAAGACCTACGGCAACAAGGCCAGCGTCGATGTCAACGTGCGCGGCGGCGTGCTCGTGGTCCCGATGCGAACGGTCGCGGCTGCCGACCTCAACGAGATCGAAAGCAACTACCGCAAGACCGGGCGTCCGACCGTGACATTCGAAGAGGGCGGCGACGACGATGTTTGAGCTTACCGGATCAGTCGAGACTTTCAAGTCGATCAACGGCGAGTACGTCCCGTATGTGCGGGACGCTAACGGCGTGTTGAAGCAAGTCGCTTGGGCTCCCCAACCCGGCTCGCAGACGTTCTTTCTCGCTGACCCGACTGTCGAGGTTCTCTACGAGGGTACGCGCGGCCCGGGCAAGACCGACGCGCTCATCATGGATTTCTGTCAAGAGATCGGCAAGGGCCACGGCGCGGAATGGAAAGGCATCCTCTTTCGTCAGACCCATCCGCAGTTGCGCGACATCATCGAGAAGTCGAAGAAATGGATCAAGCGCATCTGGCCCGATGCGATTTACAACGAAGTGAAGACGATGTGGGAGTGGCCCACGGGCGAGCGTCTCTACTTCGCGCACTTCAACGTTCGCAGCGACTATGACAACTATCACGGCCACGCCTATCCGTGGATTGGCTGGGAAGAGTTGACCAACTGGCCGAACCCAGATTGCTACAAGAGCATGTTTTCGTGCTCGCGTTCGACGATCAAGGGCATGCCGCGCAAAATCCGCGCGACGACGAACCCCTATGGCGTCGGCCACAACTGGGTCAAAGCGCGCTGGCGGCTGCCGATCAATGGCGAGATGGGGCCGAACGGCACGCGTCCGTGCGTCGGCCCGCTCATCATCGGAGACATAGACGCCGAGGGCAACAAAGAGCCGCCGCGTCGCGCCATCCACGGATATCTCGATGAGAACCAACTGCTCTTGCACGCCGACCCCGAGTACAAGGGCCGTATCGCCGCCGCCGCGCGCAACGCGTCGGAAAAAGCAGCGTGGCTCGATGGGTCATGGGACATCGTCGCGGGCGGCATGTTCGACGATATTTGGTACGAGTATCGCGACACGATTGTCATGGAGCCGTTCGACATCCCGCCGGGCTGGAAAATCTATCGCGCCTACGACCACGGCTCGTCGAAGCCGTTCTCGGTCGGCTGGTACGCGGTCAGCGACGGCACCGATCTCAAGCTCCGCGACGGTCGCGTGCGCTCGACCCTGCGCGGCGACAAGTTTCGTTTCAAGGAATGGTACGGCTGGCGCGGCGTGTCGAACGAAGGCTCGCGCATGCTCGTCGCCGATATCTCGAAGGGCATCATCGAGCGCGAGATCAAGTGGGGCCTGCGCGCGGCCGATGCATCGTGGACGCGCGTCAGCCGAGGCCCGGCCGACAGTTCGATCTTCGACGACAACACGAACGGCAGCGACGTGTCTATCGCGACCGACTTCGAGAAGCCGGTCACGATCAACGGCGTGAAGCATCGCGGCATCTTTTGGGAGCGGGCGGACAAAGGCCCCGGCTCGCGTGAGCAGGGATGGGAGCAAATCCGCAAGGCCCTCAAGGCGACCAAGCGGCCCCCGGGCGGCTTCCGGGAAATCCCCGGCCTGTTCATCTCCACCGAATGTCCCCAATGGCTTCGTTGCGTCCCCGTGCTCCCCCGTGACGAGTTGAAGATCGACGATGTGGACGACGAGAGCGAAGACCATAACGGCGACGAGACCCGATATATGCTCCGCTTCGAGGTTCGGACTATGAAGTCCGGACGCACAGGCGCTTAATTCTGTCAAGGGCTATTTACAAACAGGGTTAACGGTGCTAGACCGCACCGCCCCCAGATAGGATCAACCATGGCACTCCCGGACAAGCATCCCGAATACGTCGAGCGGCTCGGCGAATGGATACAGATGAGCGACACCTACGCGGGCGAGCGCGCGGTGAAGTCGAAGCGGCTCGATTATCTCCCGGCGACCGAGGGCATGGTGCAGGATGGGATGACGACGCCGACCTCCCCCGGCTGGAAAGACTACGAGGCGTATCTGTTGCGCGCCTACTACCATGACGTGGTCAAGGATGCCGTCAAAGCCATGGTCGGCATCATGCACAACAAGCCCGCCGAGATCGTGCTGCCGAAGAAACTCGAAGACATGATGACGAAGGCGACCGTGCAGGGCGAAGGCTTGCAAGCGTTGCTCCGCAGGATCAACGTCGCGCAACTCGTCTACGGACGCTGCGGCCTGCTTGTCGATACGCCGCAGGGCGTCGATGCCGACAAGGCAACTCCCTACATTTCGTTCTACAATCCCGAGCGCATCATCAACTGGGACGCCGGGAAGCTAGACGAAGGCATGCAAGAGCTTGAACTCGTCGTGCTCGATGAGAGCGGCTATCGGCGCGAGGGCTTCACGTGGAAGACCGAGCGCAAGTACCGCGTCCTGACCCGTGGCGGACAGGCGGAGCTTGACAGCGGATGGGAGCGTCCGCCCCCGGGCGCGCCGTTCGGCGTCGCTGTGAAAGTCAACGACACGAACATGCCGCAACTCACGGATTTCATCTATCCCAGCATCGCGGGTAAGACGCTCGACGAAATTCCGTTCGTCTTCATCGGCGCGAACGATCTCGTGCCCGAGCCCGAGATTTCGCCGTTGCTCGGCTTGTCGAACCTGTCGCTCGCGATCTATCGCGGCGAAGCCGACTACCGGCAGACGCTCTATTTGCAAGGCCAGAACACCCTCGTCATCATCGGCGGCAACGTCGATGAAGCCGCGCCCAACACTCTGCGCGTCGGCAACAAGGGCGTGATCGACCTCCGCATCGGCGGCGACGCGAAGTACATCGGCGTTTCGGCCGCCGGTCTCGGCGAGATGCGTCAATCGCTGGAGAACGACAAGATGCGCGCGGCCCAAGAGGGCAACGCGTTTTTGGATGTCGGCACTGACACGGGCCAGAGCGGCGAGGCGCTCCGCATTCGACTGGCGGCGCGCACGACCACGATCTCGTCCGTGGCGAAGGCCGCCGGAGCCGGACTTGAGCGAGCGCTCAAGTACGCGGCCGAGTGGGTTGGAGAAGACCCGGATGAAGTCAGCGTCAAACCGACGACCGACTTCGCCGATCAGACTGTCGCTGGCGCTGCTCTGCTTGCCTTCATGCAAGCGAAACAACTGGGCCTGCCCCTGTCTCTTCGTTCTATGCACCGCATGATGAAGCTTAACGACATGACGGAGATGGATTTTGAAGAAGAGAACGCACAGATCGAAGAGGAAGCCGCATCGATGCTCGGCACGATGGTTGGGCCGTTCCAACAGTCTGTCACCGATGATACATTCTTGGATGAGGGAAACGACCCTATCTCTGATCCGGCTGCGGGCACGCCCGGAGCCACTGCATCTCCCGCCGGTACTGCACCTCCGGCTGGGCCTGCATCGACTGCGCCTCCCAATTCGAACGTTCCGATCAAACCGAACAGTCAAAGTCCAAAGGGCCATACGCGTGGGTCACCTGTTCCGTTGAAGCGGAAGGTCGGCAAGAAGGGCGCGTCGGCCGGGAAGACCAAAGGCGGCGCATGAGTGATCCGGCCGGAGCGCACATCGTAAAGACCTTTCACGAGGCCATCGACATCCTTGATGGTTGCGAACCGCAAATTCGCGACCTCATCGAGACGAACCTGATGGACGTGGCGGGTATCAACAGGACAAAGGTCAGCGACGCCATGCTGACCCGAGACGAGTTGACGAAGAAAATCGTTGCGCTCCGCCATCATCACATCAAGGCGGCGTTTCGCCATTTGAGAGAGCACCTGCCCAGTGACATATAACCCCGCACAGGCTCGCAACAATCACGGCGAGTTCGGCACGCAAGATGTCCCGCTCAAGGGCGTGGCAGCGGCGAGCGCGGCTGTCACGCAACAGCCGATGCATCCGCCGGAACAGCGGCCCATCGGCCCGGCCGCGCACGCGGGCGCGAGCACGCCCGAGGAAGCGCAGGCGCAGGCGGAGAAAGTTGCGGCGGGAGCGAAACCACTCGTCGGCTTGCCGCAGAAGCCCATTCAACTGGGCGATCAGTGGTACGTCCCCGGTCCCATCGGTCGGCTCCGCGACGCGGCGAAGGCCTACATGGACAAGGCTGGGCTGCCGTACTCGCCGCCGACCGAGTACGCGAAGCTCGACAAAGAACGTGCCGCGAAGATCGCCGACGAGTACGACAAGATGAAGGATGACCCGAACAATCCCGAGGTCAAGGCCAGCTACGAGGCGATGGCGAAAGAGACACTCGCTCAGTGGGACGTGATCAAGCAGACCGGGCTCAAGGTCGAGTGGGTCAAGCCCGGGCAGAAGGACCCCTATGCGCTCTCGCCGCGTCTCGCGGCGATGGACGTGAGCGAGAACAATCATTGGTGGGGCTTCCCCACGGACCTCGGCTACGGCAACAAGACCGACAAGAGCAACGACAAGGCCGAGACGAACCCGATGCTCCGGCCGACCGGCGAAGTGATCGACGGCAGGCACGTGGTCGTCAACGACGTTTTCCGCATCGTGCACGACATGATGGGGCACTTGAAAGAAGGCAATGGTTTTCGCGCCGAGGGAGAAGAGAACGCTTGGCGCTCTCACGCCTCGATGTATTCAGACCTCGCGCGCAAGGCGATGACATCGGAGACGCGCGGACAGAACTCATGGGTCAACTACGGCCCGCACGGCGCAACGAACCGCACCGCCGACGCCGAGCACACGATCTTCGCGCCGCAGAAGATCGGGCTGATGCCGGACTGGACCGAGAATGAGGGACGCAAATGAGCGACCCAGAGATCGAAGATCACGAGCACGACGGCAGCGCGTGGGACAAGCATCGCTTCCGCACCGGCAAAAAGAAGGTGCTCAAGATACACGGGCATGAGCTTGCGCACTGGGCGCGCAACATCGCTGCTCAGGACGCCGAGCGCATCCATACCGCAATTAGTGTTGGCCTCACCGCTGGCGAGGACAACACTGATATCGCCCATCGCGTCATCGGCTCTCGTCGCTTGAACGGAGCCAACGGCGCGACGGAGATCACCCGGCAGCATATCCTTCGCCTCGGCAAAGGATTGCTCCACAAACGCAAATCCCGGATGGCCGGGTCCTCATCGGAATGATCCGATGTTGGCAGTAATGGAGAAATCCTATGTTGAAGACAATCTATGATACCGCCGAAGACATTCCGGAGGGCTATGCGGACCTCTACACGGAACGCAACGGCAAGTGGGAGTTGACCGGCATCCAAGGCGTGAAGACGCAAGCGGATGTCGAGCGCGTGCAAGAGGCCCTCCGCAAGGAAAAGGCCGACCACAAGGCGACGAAGACTGCACTCGCTTCGTTCGATGGCGTTGACGCCGAGGCTTTCCACGCTCAGGCCAACGAGCTTGAGACTGTGAAGGCTCAACTCGAAGCCATCAACAAGGATGGTCACCTCGACCAAGAGAAGCTTGAGCCGATCATCGCGGCCCGCGTCAAGCAGGCTGTCGCTCCGCTGGAGCGCGACAAGTCCAATCTGGAGCGTCAACTCGACGCGCAGAAAAAGCTCGTCATGGAGAAGGATGGCGAAGTCACCAACCTCAAGGGCTCCATCACCATGGACAGCATCGAGCGCACTGTCCGTGATGCCGCCGTGGCCGAGAAGGTGCAAGTCACCGCCCTCGACGACGTGGTTCTGCGCGGCTCCCGCATCTTCGAGAAGACCGAGGACGGGCGCATCATCACCAAGGATGTCCCCGGCACCGTCCCGGGCCTGACCCCCAAGGAATGGCTCCGCGACATGGTCGAGAAGGCCCCGCATTGGTGGCCTGCATCGGTCGGCGGCGGCTCCGGCGGAGGTGGCGGACCCAAGGGCACTTACGGCGGGTCGAACAACCCGTGGTCGAAGGCAGGCTGGAACATGACCAAGCAGGGCGCGCTCGTGCGTCAGCTTGGCGAAGTGAAAGCTGGCGAGATCGCGGCGCAAGCCGGGTCGTTTATCGGCGCAACTAAGCCCGCCGCTGACGCGGCGTAAGCGAAGTTGCTAGTATCAATCCCAGCGTGTCGCGAGTAATATCGCGGCACGCTTTTTCTTTGCGAGGTAGTCACCGATGACGGACGTTCCCAATCCTTGGTCTCCAGATAATTGGAACCTCACCGCGCAAGGCGAATACGTCAAGAAGTACGGCGTCTCCGTCGCTGCGCGCAAGGCGCGACAGGCGGGCGCTACGCTCGGCGCGCTCAAACCTCGTCCCGTCTCGACCGTCCTTGAACGTCACTGGATCATCCAAAAGGGCGGAGGCGGCGGCGGGAGTATTATCGGAGCGGGCTCAAGCGGAGACGGACCCCCAGAATGACAGTCAATGGCGAGTTCTACATCAACGACTTGAACGACGATTTCTATTTGCGCCAGAGCGATATCTGGAACAAGAAGGGGAAGCTCGTTCGATATCATGTGCTCGGGCTCAACAGTGAGGCGCTGTTCCCGTTCACGTCGTTTCAGTCTTTCGAGTTGGCGCTCAACGAAACCGGAGAGCACTACTTCAACGGCCTGAGCGATCTCTTGAGTTCGGTCTCGTGCACGTTTCCAACGGCCGGGTCATGCGACATCGTCCTCACGGACAATCTCGCGGGCTTTCTCGGCACCGGAGCCAACGTGATCGGCACCGCGCACTTCGAAGGCGTCACTCAACATGCGACGCTGGACTTTGCCGACCGAACCATCCCTGCTCACACGCCCCTATGGCTTGTGATGCCCGAAGTGCCAGACGCGGCTATGGCCGGTCTTCGATGTCTCTTTGTCAGTGAGCCCGTGTAATGGCACTCGCGTATGCAAATAGTTCGAACGGCTCCGGCGCAACTCCGGGCTCAACGATCACCGCAGGCATTGTCAACAATGCCAACGGCGTGTCGATCATGTTCATCTCGTACTATTCGAACGGCTCGTTCACGTCTACGTCCAGCATCACGGATGCGTCGGGCGGCACGTGGAACCTCCGCAAGCGCGTGCGCTTCCAATCGGCATGGCTGGGCGCTGGCAGCACGGCGAACGCGAACTACATCGTGCAGGAAATTTGGTGGAAGAACGATGTGTCTTCGACCAACCGCAATCTCACGTTCAATCTCACGAACAATGGCGCTTGCGTCGAGTATCAGTTCCTCTATCAGTGCATCACGGGCAGCACGACGCCCTCCGCGCCATGGGATACGAACTCCGGCCTGCTCACTTCGGCTCAGACTTATGGCGACCCAGTGTCTACACTGGCGGCGATCACGCTGAGCGCGACTACGTCTCAGAACAACTCCGAGTTCATTGCGCTACTCTCGGAAGTGACTTCGACGAACAACTCGACCTTATCCGCCGCTGGCGCGGGTATGACAGCGCAAAACAACCAAACAAACGGCACGTCGCCGAACCAATTCCATATGTTTTTCGAAAGCAAAACGCAGGCCACGGCGGGCACTGCGACGCTGGCGGCTACTCAGACGAAGCAATCGTTCATCTTCACGGGCGATGCGCTTTCCGGCACTTCGACCGGCTCGTCGGCCAGCGCAGGGACAATTGATCTCGCGAACCTTCGCAACCTGTCGTCAGGCAACAATAACTCGGGCACCGGCTCGCCCGCCACGTTCACGTTCACGAATACGGCCCCGTGCATCATCGTCGCTAATATCCTGACGCAAGGCGGCGTGGGCCTCGGCTACGTTCCGATCACGGGCGTCACAGATAGCGCGGGCCATACGTGGCACAGGCGCAGCGCACTCCAATTTGATGCCACGCCATTCCAAGGTTTGAGCAACGGGGTCGAGTTCGTCACGCAAGAAGTTTGGTGGGCCAACGTAACTGCCGCGCACGGCTCCAACGTGACGGTCAGCATCGCGCTGTCCAACACCGCGAACCAAGCCTCCGGAACGCTTACTACATGGGCCACGTTCATCGGGTCGATGACCCCGACTGCACCATGGGACGTGAACACGGCGCTCGGGCTCTATTCGACCTACGACAACTCATTCACTCCGACGCTCCCGAGCAAGACATGGGCGCTCTCGTCGGCAAGCGATATTGTGCTTGGCCTTCTCTGTCAATACGGGGCCACGGGCAACACGAACGTCAGTAGTGCACCGGCCGGATACACGTTCGGCAGCGCTCATATCACCACCGGAAACAGCACTACCGGACCATGCCAAAACGCTTTGGCGTGGACAACTTCGCCGCAATCGGGCTCGGGCACGCAAACGTGGGCCACGAACAGCACGCTCGAATGGACGTTGTCCACGGACGCGCTGTCGGGCGACACCAATGGCACGGCCAACTTCTCGCAGAACTCGTCGGGCACAATCACGACGACACTGACAGGCGCAAGTCAATCGCTGTCCGGGACGCAAACGGCTGGCGCGAGCGGCACCATCGCGACGAACTTGACCAAGATCAGTCAAAGCCTTTCGGGCTCATCGACAAGTCTGAGTTTCACCGGCACGATCAACACTACGTTGTCGGGTATCGGTCAAACGCTTAGCGGCTCGTCAATCTATTCGATCTCGGGCAACATGACGACAGCGCTGTCGGGCATCAGCCAGTTGGCCATCGAAGCGGAGATCATTGTCGGCTCGGTCAACACCGTGCTCAGCGGCATCTCGCAACGCGTGGACGCGTTTGAGGCCGCTGTCTCCGGACCGATTGTCACAAACCTGTCGCCCGCCAATTTCGCGGCGGTCGGCGAAGAGATTTTCTCCGGCACCGTTGTCACGAACCTCGGCCAAACCGAGCAGGGCGGTTTCGGTACTATCGTGGATGCCGAGCTTATCATCGAAGGGCCAATCGTGATGAACCTTCAAGGCTTCGGTCAATCAATTCTCGGCGGCTTACTGGGCACGCCGGGTAGCGGTAAGTGGTACTCGTACCGCTACCTCGACAGTTAAACGCCCAGCTACTAGGAGGGAGAAAAACTATGGCTGCTAATCCTATGGTCTCTATGCTTTCGGCTCGCGCCGCGCTGGACGCGTTGCTGGCGAAGTTGAATGTGGGCGGCACCGCCGGTCACATCAAAATCTTCACCGGCTCCATGCCTGCCACGTGCGAGACCGCCGATAGCGGCACGTTGCTTTCGACGCTGACGCTCAGCACGACTGCCTTTCCGGCATCGACTGACCCGGGCTCGAATGGCCTCGCGACCGCCACGGCGAACGCCATCACGTCGGACACCGACGCGGCGGCGACCGGCACCGCAGGGTACTTCCGCGCTTACGACAGTGCGGGCGTCTGCATCGTGCAGGGTACGGTCGGCACCTCTGCCGCCGACATGATCCTCAACACGACTTCCATCGTGCAGCACGCTACTGTTGCGATCACAAGCTGGGTTGTGACGCTGCCTGACGGCTCCGGCGCGGACTAAAATCTGCCTCACGGATGAAAGCGCGCCCTGTCAAAAACGGGGCGCGTTTTTGCGCGTGAACTTACTAGTTGTTTTCCGGAATTTAGTGCGATAATCTCACGCCAGAATTTGCAATGGCTTCGCGCCCCTATGCAGGGCAGACGCGGCACCATCAGCATCAGCCAAGATACCTCCATGGGGAGGTGCTTGAAAAAGCTTCCACCCCACAAGCCATCGGAGATTATCATGGTCAACGTGTCCACCCAGATCAGCGACGTTATCGTCCCCGCCATCTTCACGCCGTACACCCAACAGTTGACGATGGAGAAGACCGCGATCATCCAGAGCGGCGTCGCCGCGCGTGATGACTTCCTCGACAACTTGCTCGCTGGTGGCGGCCTGACCTTCACGGTCCCGTCTTGGCAGGACATCGGCGACCCCGCCGAGAACGTGTCGAGCGATGACCCGAATACGTCCTCGACCCCGAACATCACCCAGACCTCGGCCGAAGTCGCCGTGCGTCTGAGCCGTAACGCCTCGTGGAGCACGATGCGTCTGGCGACCGCTCTGGCCGGGTCCGACCCGATGCAGAGCATCGCGAGCCGCGTGTCCGACTACTGGGTCCGCCGGTTGCAGCGTGCGTTCGTTGCGGTCGCCAACGGCATCTTCGCGAACAACGCCCTCGCCGACCCGACCCTCGGTCGCTCCGGCCAGCTTGGCATCAACGCGGCCTACGGTCATCAGAACGACCTGACCCACGACATCAAGGGCTCCAGCTTCACCGCTGGCGTGACCAACTTCTCGGCGTCGGCGTTCATCGACACCGCGACACTGCTCGGCGACGCCGCCGAGGACGTGACCGCAGTGTTCATGCACTCCATCGTGTACTCCACGGCCCAGAAGAACAACCTGATCGACTTCATCCCGGATAGCGAAGGCAAGGTCAACATTCCGACCTTCCTTGGCCGCCGCGTGATCGTGGACGATGGTATGCCCAACCCGGCGGGCGATGCTTCCAACGGCGCGCAGACCGCCGCAGGCATCTACCACACGTGGCTGGTCGGCCCTGCCTCGTTCCGTCTCGGCGTGGGTACGCCCATCGTCCCGACCGAAGTCTTCCGCAACCCGGACCGTGGTAACGGCGCGGGCAGCGACACGCTCTACAACCGCGTCGAGTGGTGTATCCATCCGGTCGGCCATGCCTACGTCGGCAGCCCGGCGACCGAAGGTGGCCCGACCAACGCCGCGACCACGAACAACCTCGCCCACTCCAACTCGTGGGTCCGAGTGTTCCCGGAGCGCAAGCAGATCAAGCTGGCTCGCCTGATCACCCGCGAGAGCTAAGGCTCCCGCGATTAGCGTGAACCAAGAGGCGGCGGACAAACCGCCGCCTCTTTTCTTTTTGAGGCGTCGAATGTCGTGTCGGAGAGAGCCGACATCGCGCGGCTCAGGGGCTCGGTCGGCATCTGGGGACCGCTCAAGGTCACCGAGACGCGAGATCAGGCCGCGCTTCGCGGATACGACGGCGCGCAAGGAAGTGTCGGCCCAGTCGAGCGGGCAGACATTGCGAGGCTCAAAGGCTCGGCAGGGATTTGGGGACCACTCAAGGTCACTGAGTTGCGCGACGCCGCAGCGGCTCAAGGATCAGTCGGCACCTCGGGCCAGTTCGCTTCGACGGAGAAGGCGGATAGGGCCAAAGGAAAAGGATACAGCGGTTCGTGGGGACCGCTCCGGGTAACCGGGACACGAGACCAAATGGTTGCGAGGGCCGTGCGCGGTCTTTGGGGTCAGTGGGTTTCGGTCGAAGTCGAAGACAGAGCGAATTTCAAGACCGGCGGGAGGTTCTCGCCGCAGCAAAGTAGGGAGACTGTTCCAATGCCAAGCAACGTATCCGGTCAGACGGGCGCATCGCCTCGCGAGTACAATCTCCATCAGCGCTATTCGTCTTTCGCAAAGCGGCGCTACGACAACCAACTCGCGGCTTATCTGGCCGCGCAGGCCACGCGCTTGTCGAGTACCTCCGCAGTCATCTTCGCCAAGGTCACCAAGTATGGCGCGCAGACTGTCTCTGCCGCCGCCAGTCTCGCTGCCATTCCGTGAAACGGGATGGCGACGGCAGCGAGCTAAGAGGGGGACACTTTCGGCTCGCGCTGTCGCTTCCCGGCCCGGGGCTTTCGAGCCCCGGGCATCGATTTGTCCCCCGCACCATGAGGTGAAACTATGACGACCCCCAAAGCAGCTATCGCAGAGGCCCTGCAATCCTTCGACCACAAGAACGACAAGCTCTGGACTGATGACGGCGCTCCGCTCGTTTCCGAAGTCCAACGTCTCTGCAACGATCCGAAGATCACCCGAGCCGAGATCAACGACGCCCTCCCGGGCTTCGCGCGCAAGACCTCGGACAGTGTCGCCGAGGACGAACAGCCCGGCGATGAAACCGGCGGGCTCGATGCCATCAATGCCGAGGCTGCGGCCAACGGCGTGTCTCCGGCGGCAGTCGTGGCCGCGAAGATCATGGGACCTCCGGACCCGGATGAAGACCGCGATGACCCGCTCGACGCAAAGGACGAATACGAGCGGCTCCGACTGATCGCCAAGGGCCGTGTCGATGACGCCGAGGCTGGCGTCACCGATGCGAAGAACAAGATCGCGGACGCGCAGCGTTTGCTCGTCGCGGCCGAGGCTCGGTTGAACCGGGCGCTCACGCTCTACGCTTCGAAGTATCCGGCGATCTCGGTCGCCGCCAACATCAAGCAGCATCTTGAGCGTCAGCAAGAGGTTCTGCGCGAGCGGATCACCGGCAGCCGCTTTGAGCCGAACATGGCTCAGAACCCGGTCGATGCGACGCTGATGGACCGCAAGCGGGACAACGGTCGAAACGGCCGGGGCCACACTCCGGCTCCCGCGTTCCTCCCCCGCAAAGCAGCGGTCAACTACTGATCACAGAGCGCCGCCCGCATAGTGCAGGCGGCGCTTTAACGCTGGGGAATATTCAATGGCCGTCTTCTCCGTCCAAAACGAAACCGGCACCGTGGCGCAACTCACGTTGCTGCCGTCGCCGTCGCCGGTCATCGCGCCCATTGAAGTCGGAGACACCGGGCTCTATGAAGGCGTCTTCAACAATCAAGATGGCTTCTCCAACGAGACGTTTCAGTCGTTGACGTTCACCGTCTGTCAGGTTCTCAGCGCGAGCGAATTTTCCGTCACAGCCCCGAACGCCAATATGGCCGATTGGCCTGCGAACGGCACGATCACGTGGCAGACCGGCGCGAACGTCGGCGAGCAGTCGCTCGTCATCGAGATCAACGCGGCCAACGCCTACGAGACCATCGACGAGTTTCGGCAGTATCACGATAGCCGGGGCAACTCCATCCCGGCTGTGACCGACACGGCCATCCAAGCCGCCATCGTGCAGAGCACCGACTACCTTGATCAGAAGTATCGGTTCGGCGGCGTCAAGCGTCTCCAGAGCATGGGCAGCGTGTTGCCCGGCGCGAACGCCTACTTCCTCGAAGGATGGCTTACGCCCTACGCGCTGATCTCCAGCCCGTTCCTCGTTTCCAGCACGACAAATCAGAGCACCGAGTTTCCGCGTCAGGGTCTCGTGGACCTCAACGGGAACACGGTCAACGGCATTCCGAGGGCGCTCAAAGCCGCGTGTTCGGAGCTTGCCATTCGCGTGCTCAACGGCGTCAATCTCCAGCCTGACTACGACCCGGCCCTCGTCGGCAATGGCGGCGTGGCCTCGTCTGTCACCAAGAAAGTCGGCCCTCTCGAAACCATCGTCTCCTACGATACGAAGTTCGGGCTCGGCTTCTTCGCTTCGTTCCCGCACGTGGACCGCATCCTCTCGAAGGCCGGACTGCTCAGTCAGGGCGGCAGCCGGACGGTCATCCGGTAAGCCCGAAGTTGCTAGTTGTTCGGCACCATAGGATCACATAGAATGGCCACGAAATTTGACTATGATCAGGCGATTACGGACGCGGACGAACTTATCACTTTCTTTGGTATGGACGCCGTACTCCGTCGCGCAGGAAGTAGCCCCGAGGACCGCCCATGTCGGGTTGTCATCATCGAGTACATCCCGCGTGAGAAGCCTTCCGATCTCGCCAACCCGACCGACCGCAAGGTCATCATGTCGGCGAAAAACTCGGAAGTGCAACTGATGCCGCCTGACAACGAGCAGGATCAATTGGTGACGTTCGTTCAACCCCCAGCGGACCCGCCAGTGATCGACGAAATCTTGCCGATGACGTGCAAGCCGAAGAAGACTGCGCCCGCCGGGATAACGGCACTCTGGGAATTTACGGTGCGTCAATGACGGCAAAGGCGGATAGGCGAGCACTGATCTTGGCGAGGCTCTTCGAGATTTTGTCGAACCTCGACGTTACGCTTACGGACGGGACCCATATCGCGGCTGGCAACATCGTGCACAATCGCGATGAGCTTCCGAAAGAGAAGGTTCCGGGTATCATCCTCTTGGATGCCGACGAGGTCAAGGACCCACGCTTTCCCCAGATGTCGGGGCGAAGCGAACGCTCCGGACCCGGCATGATGAAGATGACACCGGAGATTTACGTCGTGCTCGACGTGCGCAAGCCGCAGAACACGAACGTAGGAGAAGATTTGAATTTGGCTCGTGCTGCGATCTTGAATTTGATCCTTCATGATCCGGACCTCGCGACCTTCACCGGCTCCGCAGGGTCGATTGTTTTCGACGGTTGCTACACCGACTTGGCGCGCAATCGCCAGATGAAAGGGCAGATGGGTTTGTCGATCACGTTCGGCTATCCGTTTATACCCGATGAACTCGTGAATGCCTAACGGAGAGAACCATGCCCATTGGAAACGAACACATCCCCGGCTCCCTTGTTAGCCCGAACATCGGCAACTATTACATCGGCAAGGGCATCGTCAGCATCAAGTTGCTCGGCGAGACCGCCTTCGTCGATTGCGGCAACGTCCCGCAGTTTGAGTTCTTGGCGAAGGTCACGCAACTCGACCACTTCTCCAGCCGGACCGGCGTGCGCGTGAAGGACTTCACCGCCGTCATCGAACTCGCTGGCACGCTCAACATGCAACTCGAAGAGATGACCGCGCGCAACATGGGCTTCGCGCTGCTCGGTCTTCCGACCGGCGGGCCGTCTCCGACCCCGGACGTGATCGACATCTTCTCCAACCCGGTCATTTACGGGGCGGTCAAGTTCGTCGGCACCAACGACATCGGCCCCATCTGGACCGTGGAGTTCCCGCTCGTCAAGCTGTCGCCCTCGAAGGCCCTCGGCCTGATCGCCAACACGTGGGGCGTCATCGAACTCGAAGGTGACGTTCTGTTCGACCAAGCGGCCGGAACCTTCGGCACGGCGACCGTCTCGCTGCCGAACTCGCCCTCGGTTGCCTTCTAAGCCTCTGGCCTGATTTCCCGCCCGGGAGATCAGGCCCCGGCCTTATGGTTTTGTCCCCCGGGAACGTGAAATATCGTTTCGCGCCGTGAAAACTTATCACGGATAAACCCGCCCCCTGAAAAAGGATACCCCCATGACCGACGCCCCCGAAATGTCCCCGGAAGATACCGCCCCGGAAACCGCCCCCGCCGACGCTGGCGCGGGCGTCCAGAGCGAGCCGCAGGAAAAAGCATCGGAAGTCGCCCCGGAGAAGGACCCCGCTCCAGAGGCCCCGCAGGACGCCCCCGAGGCCGCCGCAGAAGAGTTCGAAGACGAAGCCGCCGTCACCAATCCGAACGCCCTGCGCGGCGTCGCCGCCGGGCCGCCCCCGCACCCTCGGACCGTCTGATAAGCGTACCGCATCAGTCTCCCCCGCTGATACAAGGAAATGATCATGAGCAAGAAGAAGCCCGGTCTCAACCTGACCGACCTCGCCCCGATGTCCAAGGATATCCCGGTCGGGGATAGCTACCTCACCGTTCAAGGCATCAGTGCCAAGACCGGCCTCGAAATCATCAAGCGCTTCCCGAAGATTTTGGGCATGGTCACCGGGGAGAAGTTTGACCTCGGCGCTTTCGTCACCGTCGCCCCCGACGCCGTCGCCGCGATCATCGCGGCAGCGGTCGGGCAACTCGGCGATAAGGAAGCCGAAGAGCGCGCGAGCGAGATCGGGTTCGAATACCAGATGGACCTTCTCGAAGCCGTGGGAGGTATGACCTTCACGAAAGGCTTCGCCCCTTTCGCCCAGAGGATTATGACCCTCGCCAACGCAGCAAACTCCGACCTCTCTTCAAAGGTGCCGGATATGAAATTGCAGCAAACATCGAGGCCCTCATCGCCGCCGGTCACCCCCCAGCCGTAGTCTGGGGTTACACGCCGCGACAGATGGCGGCGTATACCTTCCTCGCTGAGAAGCGGGCGCTTCGAGATCGCTACTACATGCTCGGCCTGCTCAATCTCGGTAGCAGCGGAGATGACAAGGCGCTCAAGAAACAGTTCGATACATGGGACAAGGAATTGTGAACCGTGGTGGAGCTTTCATTCCGCATCAACACCGAAGAGTTCAAGAAGGGGCTCAACGAGACTGCCGAGAAGTATAGCGCGGCGCTCAAGACTGCGGAGAACATGATCGCGTCCATGCTGAAACAACAGATTTCGGCGGACATCGCGGGCGCGGGCAACTTCGGGTCTCAGTACCTCAACAGCTTGAGCGTCACGGTCAGCGACCACACGATCACGACCAAGATTGACGCGCCCGGCGCTGACATCTTCGAGAGCGGCGGCACCATCCACGGTAAGCCCCTCCTATGGCTTCCGATCAGCGGCACCGATGCAGTCGGCATCGAGCCGAAGGATTACGGCGACAAACTGTTCTCTGTCAACCGGCACGCGGGCGGACCTCCGCTCTTGTTTGCCATCAAAGATCGCGCACCGAAATACTTCGGCGTCCCCAGCGTGAACATCCCGAAGAAATTCCACATCGCCGAGATCGAGAAGCGAGTGATGGCGGAATTTCCGGATATCTTGAACGCGCAGTTGAAGGGCGGCGGCAATGGCTGAGCTTGATCCACTTATCGCAGAAATCCTGCTCAAGGGCGACAGCGAGTTCATTTCGTCGATCAAGAAGATCGGCGAGGAAGGCGCTGAGAGCTTTGAGAAGCTCGCCTCGGCATTCGAGAAGGGCGCGACCTCGTTCGCGCTCGCTGGGCTGGCGCTCAAGGGTCTTGAACAAGTCATCTCCGGCGTCACCGCCGCGACGACCCAGTTCATTGAAGAGCAGACCGAACTCAGTCAGAAAACCATTCTGCTTTCGCAAGCGTTCGGCGTCACCGCCGGGCAGCTTCAAGAGCTTGAGGCCACGTTCGCGGCGGCGGGCGTCAAGGTCGATCAGTTCGAACGGTTCGCCAACCGACTGACGATCACCATCGCGCGTGAGTGGCCGCAGATCACCGAGAGCATCAAGACCTACGCGACTGAGAACGACGCGGCGACGCTGCGCGTCTCGACCGCTATCCAGCGCGTGCGTGAGGCGCAAACCGCCCTGAGCGAGAACTCGTCCGAGCGCTTCGCGCAGATGTCGCGCGACAGCAACGCGCTCGAAGCCGCGTACATCAAGCTGACCTTCGCCGCCCAGCACGCCGCGTCCGAACAACTCGGCGCGGCTCAGTCCGTGCGCGGCGCGGAGTTGGGCGTGCTGTCTGCCGTGCAGGCCCTCGCCACCGCCAAGGGCACGCCCCCTTCGGCCTCCGAAAAGGAAAGCCTCGCCATCGCTCAGGCTCAGCAAGCGGTCGATACCGCACGCAAGGCCGAGGCCGACGCTCGTCTGGCCCAGCAAGAAAAGGCCGCGCAGGCTTCACTCAAGCAGCGTCAGCTTGAACAGGACGTGGAGGACCTCGCACGTCGCGCCGCGAAAAACGCGCGTGAGGATGCCGAGCAGCGCATCAAGGATCAGAACGCCGTCAAGGAAGCGGTCATCCAACGCGCCGAGGCTGAGCAGAAGGCCGAGAAGGTCGCGCTGTCCAATATCTCCAGTATCCGCGATGCACTCGACGGCATCGCCAAGGGCAACAAGAGCGCGCAGGCCTCAATCGACCTGACCCAAGTCTCGGTCCAGAACTTGACCAAGGCGATCATCGCTCAGGCGGCCGAGACCTCCAAGGCGTCGGTTCCGACCGGCTACGAGGTTCTTCGCCAGTTGAGCAAGACGCTCGCGGCCGACACCGAGCACCTGATCACGACCGAGCAGAGGTTGGCTTTGGTCAACAGGCTCGCTGGCACCTCGATGCAGGCGCTCGGCGCGTCGGCGGCTGAAATCTTGCACGTGCTGGAGACCGGCGGCGAGAGCCTCCAGAAATTCAGCAACGCGGCGAAGGCGCTCGACACGAAAGAAGCTCAGCACGCCGTCGAAGCATTCCGAGGCGCGCTTGCGGAGTTGAACCTCACGATCAGCATCTTGTCGCAGCGGTTCGCGATTGCTATCGCGCCCGCCTTCACGACTTTCTTGAAGGGCGTTCAACAGAGCATCGAGAGCAACACCGGATTGCTTCACGGCTTCATCGAAGGTCTCGCGGCTCTCGGGACCGGGCTGTCTGCGACTGTCAAGGCATTGGCGGATACCGCGACGTGGTTCGCGAAGCTGTTCGGCGGCGGCGTCGTCGAGCAGGCCACGATCCTCAAGGGCATCATCATCGGCATTGGCGTTGCCATCACTGTCGCGACCGGCCCAATCGGCGTGATGGTTGTGGCCATCGGTCTCGTTATCACCGCTGTCGGCATTCTTCGTTCCAATTGGGAGCAGATCGTCGATATCGCGGGTAAGGCGTGGGAGAAGGTCAAGGACAACGCGATCATCAAATTCCTGACCACCGTGGTCGAGATCATCGGGCAGATCATCAAGGGCCTCGCGGCGATTGACCGCGCGACCGCGATCAAGCTGCCGAGCAGCGGACAGACGAACACGCCCAGCGAAGGCGGCGATGTCAAGGGCCATGCGACCGGCGGTCCCATCGACGGCCCGGGCACGACCACGAGCGACAGCATTCTCGCGCGTCTGTCGCGCGGCGAGTTCGTTATCAAGGCGGCGGCGGTCCAACAGTACGGCACCGGGCTGTTCCATGCCTTGAACAACATGCAGCTTCCCGGCTTCGCGCAGGGCGGCGGCGTCGCTGCGCCGTCGCGCCTCACGGGCGGCCTGAGCAACGGGCCGACGAGCACGCTTAACCTGACAATCGGCGAGCGCACCTTCAATGGCTTGCGTGGGCCGAAGAGCACGATTGACGACCTCGCCAACTATGCAGTCTCGCGCCAGACTTCGGCCGCAGGCTCCAAGCCTTCATGGGTAGGGTAACATGCCAGCGCAATTCCACAACATTCTCCCGGCCGACAGCGACACGTTGCTGACGATCTCCAGCTTTGGCAACCTGCTCTATCAGGCGCGCGGGTTGTCGCAGACCGCCGAAGTGATCGGCGCGGCGTCGCAATTGGAGCGCACGATCAACGGCACGCTCATCGATCTGTCGGCTCCGCAGTTCCGAAAGTATTCTACGAAGATCAGCGCACCGGACAACTCGACCGCCCCGCCGCTCGACAACGTTTGGCCCGGCATGCACATCACCGTCGAGTGCGCGCTCGTGTTCTGCTACCTCACGTCCGGCGGCAATGGCCCGCATGGGCGCAACCCTGTCTCCGGCTCTCAGTACGTCGAGGGCGGCTATACGTTCTACCGGCCGGTTCTTGAGATGCGTGTCGTCACACACGAACAGCATTTCGACGAATGGAAGAACGTCATTGGCTGGACGCTTGACGCCGAGGAAATCTAATGTCCAATCTCCCATTCACCTTCGCGTGGGTCCCTGAGAACGCGACGACGTTCAACCCGAGCACGATGAACGTGTTCGACGAGGACATCGTCTCGTTCGAATTGAAGCACGAGGAAGGTCAAGTCCCGTCGCTGGACATGGTCATCAGGAACCCGCGCATCGGCCTGCTCAATCCCGGCCGCAACGTGTGGGCATGGCTTGCGTGGGACAACAACGGCACCTTGGTCCCGCTCTTCTTCGGCATCCTCGTCGGCGTGCCGACGAACCTGTTCCGGGAGAAGGTCAGCATCCAACTCGTTGCGCGCTCGCCGCAGTTCATCGCGAACAAGCAACGGCTCGCCGAAACCATGAAGACCGCACCCTATTATGATCCGCTCTGGATCGACGCGACCAAGCGCGATGACCCGGACACGGTTCTTGAAGGCTGGTCGGCGCTTTGGCATATCGACCGCACGACGCTGGACATCACCGCGTCGGACGTGCTCAATGGCGAAGATGGCACTGTCGTATTCGACGTGCTGGACGCGCTCTACGAAAGCGTCTCGCTCAATCTCGGACAACCGCCGCTGACGAACGTCCGCGTCGAGACCGGCGCGCACTGGACCCAGCGCTCGTCCGGGACGTTCGAAGTCCCGACGCTCAACATGCAGAGCTATACGGGCGACAGCCTGCTCAGCGATTGGCCAAAGCCGGGCGCGAGCATCGGCGCGGGCTACAAATGTCAGTCGAGCTTCACGACCGATGTGTTCTTCGTCACGCAAACCCCGACCGCGTCGTATAGCTACTCGTGGACTAACACTGACCCGAACCCGGGCCAGTGTTCGAACTCGTCCGCGACGACCAACTCCAGCGGCCCGGCGCTCATGTCGCCGAACCCGATGACGGTTGCGCTCGCCGGGTATTTCCAGAGCGGGCTTTGCTTCCCGACTTCCGACCCGCCGCAGAATATCCCGATGACGTTGACGAGCAGCGGCATCGTTGTGCCGCTTTGGTCGGTCAGCATGGACATGACAATCCGCTTCGACGCCGAGCGCGACTTCACCGAGTTGCTCGCGTTCGATCTCATCGCGAATACCCAGTCGGTCCTCGCGGCTCCGACTGTCAGTCAGAACACCGAGTTGCTCTCCATCCAAGCCGTGGAAGTGGGGCAACCTCTTCTCGAAATCTCGGCGTGGACGAACTTCGCCGGACAAGCTGTCGGGCTGACCCAGATCATCACGCCGAACAACCCGACGACGCCGGGCGGTTTGGCTTTTCAGATTTGCGTGCAGGCCGGGACGGCGGGCTCGACCGAGCCGGTATTCAGCGACATCCCGGGCACCGTGACGATTGATGGCACCGTGCACTGGGCGAGCTTGGGCACGAGCTTGCCGACGATTGCCCCGCGCTGGTCGGCGGCATCGGCCATTCCGCTCGGGCAGATCGTGCTCATGCAAAACCAAGTCTTCAACGACAACATCGGCGACTTCGAGCCCGTGCCGACGCAAGTCAGCTACTACATCTGCACGCAACAGGGTCGCACGAATGATACCCACGAGATCATCACGTATACGCCTCCGGCGACGACGAACGTCGAAGCCCCTCCGGCTCCGCGCAAGGTCGCGCTGATCCGCGCGCCCGCGTTCTCGACGAGCGTCGGCTCGCACATCAGCGACGGGTCCGTGGTATGGACCGTGCTCGGCCCCAATCCTCCGGGCCTGTCTATTCCGGCTGGCGGCACCGCCGATGACGTTCGGGCGCGCTCGTTCTTTCCGACGCCCCGGGGCCTGCGCTCGATTGAGTACCTCATCAGCAAGGCGCGTGCTCGGCTGCGCTACCGCGCCCGGGCTGTTACGATTGGTTGGAGTTGCCCGTTCGAACAGGCGGTCGGTCTCTCGTGTCGCAAGAACGCGACGCTCAACGATCAGCGCTTGCCCGGCGGCACCGCCACGGGCAAGATCATTTCGTATTCGCTCATCGCGGGCGGCGACGGAAAAATCATCGGCAAGGTCGAAATCGGCGTTGCGGTCGGCCTCGGGGATAATGTTGCTCCGGTCGCGGGAACGCCGGAGTATTGCGTCGCCGACTACACCGGCAGCGACTATCAGCGCTATATCGGACAGATGGTCGCGCACGGCAGCAACGATCTCACCTATTCGCTCCCGCTCTACAGCGCGTTCGACGACGGTCTCAGCTTCCCGCTCTCGTGGAGGCAGATCACGAACGGGTTCATTCAAACGGGCACGGTCGCCGAACAGAAAGCGAAAATCCAGAGCAGTTTCGCCGTGCAAGTCCAGTTGCAGTATCTCCAATCGGTCGGTAGCTCCATCGGCGGCAACGGCAGCATTCAACAGTCGGGAGTGCCGCCGGATGTCGCGTGGACACTGGAGAAGGCCCAGCTTGCGCTCGTGAACCAAACGACCCCGGCGGTCATGGCGGCCAATCCGATCTCGGCGACGGCTGTCTTGAAGCCGTGCGCGGGCAACGGGCCATTCAACGGTTCGTATTCGCTCGTCGTATCCACGATGCATCTGCCGCTCGGCATCGATCTCGCGGCACCTTCAAACAACTAACGGAGAAGACCATGGCAGGCCTTGAGGGCATCATTCGCCCATTCGCGGGCGAGGGCGTCACCGCCAAGCAGTTCTTTCAACCGGGCACGGCGGGCGTCGCGCCCGCGCGTCTGTCTGTCGGCCTCGTCGGCGGCAACAAGACGTTTGCGTGGAGCTATAGCACGTCGCTGTCATCCTATATGGCCGCCGTGCACACTGAAAAGGCTTCGGACGCATTCGACATGACCACCGGAAAGTTGCGATAATGGCTTTCACGCGACGCACTCACATTGTTCGTGTCCCGATGGACGACCCGCCGGTCGCCAAGGGCGAGAAACCGAGCCTGTATATCGATTTGGAAGTTCTCGATGCCATCGCGTTTCGCACCGAGGGCAACAAAGAGGTTATTCTGAGTTTGGAGGCGGCCAGCGCGTCGCCGTTCATTGTTGACGACACGGGCGGCGGCCATGAGAAGAAACCATCAACGCCGACCCAACGCTCGCACATGGAACGGGTCAAAGGACCGAATGGCAAGCTCGATGTCGAAGTCGTCGATAGCTGGGCCGCGCGTGATCAACGTGGTGAAGAGTGGATTTTGGATATGCAAGGGAGTAGCGAGTTCGATATCAGTGACGGCACTGGCGATAGGTCTTCGACGCGAAAGGCGCACGACGAAATCGTCTCGGTCCCGTTCGGGAAAACGAAGGAAGAGGCTGGTACTGACTACCTGACAATTCAGCGTAGCGACAACATTGCCTTCCGTCGCGTGCGCAATGAGGAAGTCATCCTCAGTATCCCGTCGTGTGACGACCCCAAGGCCGTTAATGTAAATTTTGGACGAGCTTCGACGTTCACGACCCCAGCGGACTATGATCCGACCGACGACAGTGATGATGCGGTCACTCCGCCACTTCTGTCGGAAACGAAGGACGGACACAACTACGTCAAGCCGGTCAAGGGTGCAGACGACTTCCTGACCGGCGATACCAAGATCAAGATGGGACCGCTTTGGTGGATCAGGAAGGTTGCGAGTTCATTCTATGTGTACTTTCGTCTTTCGTCGGATGGCTCTCCGCCCGTGATCTCTTTTCCAAGTGGGCTGGTCCCTCTTTATGATCAGACGGCCGTCCGATTGCCGCCGACCTCGGGAAACTATATTTTATGGTATAGCAACGCTGTCCAATCGCCGCCGTCTTCCGGACCGCATCAGTTTGACTGCCCGACCATCGTCCCCGCTATCTCGTCTCTTCAAGATGCTCTCACGCTCCTTCCGGACGGGTTTCAAAAAGGCCTCACGTTCGGCGGCGGTCGGACTAGTGAAGTCATCAATCAACAGGGCGAATTTTGGCCGCCCTACAGCCCAGCCGATCACACTGACCGGGCCTCACTCACGTTCGGTACTCTGACCGAGGCACAGGCATATCAGGCGTTCATCAGCAATGATCAGACCTTTTCGGGTTCGACTGATCCGCTTCACCCGTGTCCCCCGTTCTTTATGCGGGACATGGGGCCGCATATCGATCAACTTGTAGGCGGCGAGCCCGCGACGGTTTGGATACGAGACGTGATCGTCAAAATGGGCATGAAATTGGAAACCCAAATCGGCCTGACCGGGGAGACCAAGGCGTGCACCGGCATTGTCTACAGCAAGGTGAAACCATTCTCGGGTCAGATCACGCCGACCATTCTCGGGACCAATGGCACGTTCGACAGCGAGGCCACAACCAACTCTGGGGGCCACTTCACGTGGACGCTCACACGTGACACCGATGATCCTGTCCCGCCTCGCACGACGAAGCTGTTGCTTATCGACTTCGCCCCCTTCTAACCGGCTTGACGCCACACTAAAACATGGTTAATAGACCCTCCAGCCTTAAAGGACACCTCCATGGTTGACAATCTCACGTACCGCACAGACGACGGCACGCGCTGGGGCGGCGGACAAGGCTCGCCGCTCGCTGCCGCGACCGTCGATCTCAACTTCTGGAGCCTGTTCATCGCGGTCGCCGCGCTCGAAGATCAATTGCTCGCGGGCGCTGCCGCTGGCATCGATTTCATCTCGCAAGTGACCGGCGGAAATCAGTTCTTCATCCACTTGACCGATCATCGCGTGCTCGGTCCTTTCACCATTCCGACTTCGCAGTGGAACCCCAAGGGCCAGTGGAAGCCGCTCACCGCCTACGCGGCGTTCGATGTCGTGAGTGATAACGGCTCGACGTATCTCGTCTCGATTGCTCACACGAGCGCGGCGACGTTCTCTCCGCTGGCAACGGACGGCCTCGGTCATCCGCTCTACATGCTGCTCTTGGAGACGCCCGCGAACTCTCTCCCGGCTGACGGCACCATCGGTCAGCGTCTCGTGCGCTCCCGCGCGAGCCCGTTCACGACGGAGTGGGTCAGCGACAAGCGCGTGCTGTTCGTGCAAGTCAACGGGCATCCTGATCCGAGCGAGCTTCTGTTGCAGTACGCGGTCGTCGATCATTCGGTTCTGCCGGTCAGCCTGACCGGGTCGGCGTTCTTCGAGGGCACCCCGGCGAACTCCGCGACCACCTACAACCTTCTCTTGAATGGGGACGCTATCGGCAGCATCAATTTCTCAGGCGGCTCGCCGGAGACGATCACGGTCACGCTGGCCGAGACCGTTCTCTTCCCCGGAGACGTTTTGTCGATGGTGGGTCCGACTACGCCGGACATCAATCAATCGGACATCTCGTTCTCCATCGTCACTCTTCTGACGGAATAAATCTGAAATGGCCATTACCGAAGTTGGCAGCGCTGCATCGGCAACGTACAATGGCGTATCCTCGTCTGGTGCGAAGACGCTGGCTATCGGCGGCGCGAGCCAGTCGAATGCCATGCTGGTCATGGGTATCATCTATACGACCACTTCGACAACGCCACAACCAATCACGTCCATCACGGACAATCAAGGTAACACGTGGTCTAAATATACAGCCGTCGAAGCGCATTCGGGCTGGAGCACGGGACCAACGGTTAACGGAGCCCAGAAATCGTTTGCGGTAGAAGTATGGTACACTAAAGGGGCGACCGTTCCCGCAACTTCGATTGATATAACCGTGAACCACAGCGGCACAATTGACGCCGCCGCTATGGTCATAAGCCCGAAACTTCTTGGGTATGACGCGGCCAACCCGTTCGACGGCAACGCGTCACTGCCGAAGATCGTCCAAGCGTCCACTTCGACCGCTGAGACCATCACGGGTATTTCGACCACTCAGACGCACATCTATCCGATTTGGATTTTCGGAACGTGGGGAACGACCCGGGCTACCCAGAACGTGTTGTTCAACGGCGTGTCGCGTAACCAACAGGTTATTCAACAGAAGAACGCGTCTGAGTTTATCGACGCGGAGTACGCGTCTGGCATCGGCAGCGGCGGTCCGGCCGTCACGGGGCCGTATTCGAACGTCACGTATTCCGCGCCTACGTCCTGCACCAATTGGTACGCCATCGGTTTCGCCCTGACTTCGGATGCCTCTTCCCCGTCCGGCACGCTCGCCGCTACCGAGACCGCAGACACCGCCCACATGGTTGGGTATCTCTTCTCTGGGGTTAGAGGGGATTTGACAGCGACCGAAAATCCAGATACATTAGCGGCGGCGGGCCATGTCGCGGCGTCGGGCGTTATATTCTCGGTTGAAGCTGTAGACACTTTCTCCGCATTCGGCTTCCAACCCATCACCGGAACGTTTGTCACCACCGGAGCCGCTGACCAATTCCACGCGACCGGCATCGGGCTGGGCGAGGACGGCGTCCTCATTACAGTCGGCACTCCGGACATATTCTCGGCCGTAGGCGCAGTGCCTCCACAAGGAACATTGGCCGCCACTGGGGCGGCTGATCGTGCACGTTTCATCGGCGCAGGCGTTACTCAGGTTCGCCGCCGTCGTCGTCGTTTTGTAACCTGATCGAAGGGAGGGACAGACCATGTCCGTCGTCTACAACACCACACTGAAAAATACCCGTATGACCGACGTGGTCACGGCGCTCGGCTCGGCCGGTAAGCTCAAAATTTATACCGCCGCGCTCGCGACGCTGCTCTCGACCATCAACCTCGCCAACCCGGCAGGCACGGTCTCTGGCGGCGTGCTGACGTTCTCCGGCACTCCGCTGACCGATAGCTCGGCGGCTGCCAGCGGCACGGCAGCGGCAGCCACGCTCACGGACAGCGGCGGCACCGTGATCGTCTCCGGCTTGACCGTGTCGAGCACCTCGGGCGACATCGTGCTGTCGTCCACCAACATCGTCGCCGGGCAGCCGGTCACGATCACCACGGCGTCGATCACGCACGGCTAAGGCGAATGAAGCCTGCTCTGCGCGTCATGGGAATGTTCGGCATGGGGGACTGCTTGCATCAGCGAGCGGTCCTTCGGCAGTTGATGGAACGCTACACCGTGACGTTAGAGACCCCGTGGCCTTCGATGTATCACGATCTCATCGCCGAAGGTCTTATGGTTTGTCGGCGGCCCACGGGCCTCCGGACACAAGCGAAGAACGCGGCTCGCGAAAGCGAGAGCGTCATGTTCACCCCAGTTCATCCGCTCATGCGCGCGAACATGCGCGTGGCCTACACGGGACAGCAAGTCCTCGCGTCGCCGAGCAAAACGATTTTAGAGGCTATGTGTAATGCGACGCGCACGTCATTTGCGGAGGCGGATTATCGCCTCCCTGTCCCTGATAGTTGGAATGAAAAGCTCGACGCCGCGCTGGGAGCTAACGCGAATGGCGCGAGGGGAAGGCCGTGGCTCGTGTATCGTCCGCTTTGCACCCGACCTGAGTGGAGCGGCGGCAGCGCTCGCAACGCGGACCCGGCGGCATACGAAGCGCTATTCGAAAGTATCCGGGATAAGTTCTTCGTCGTGTCGGTCGCGGACCTTGAAGCGGGTAAAGAGTGGATCGTCGGACCGGACCCTAAACCCGACCTGACTTTTCACAAGGGCGAACTCGTCTTCGAAGCTCTGGCCGCCCTGTTCAAGCGCGCGAGCCTCGTCTACACCTCCAGCGGATTTCCGGCTATCCTCGGCCCAGCGGTCGGCACGCCCACGCTGTCCATCGTCGGCGGCTACGAGGACCCGCGCTGCCACGACAGCGGCATCCGGTTCGCCCCCTACCTCGCAATTGGGCCGAGGGCTCCATGCTCGTGCTGGACCTCGGCGTGTCGGAAAGTCTGCGACAAATCGCTCGATCTCGATGCGGCGAAGCTCGCCGTCGCCGGGTTCGTGTCCCAAAACTGTATACAAATTGGGGACACTCCATGATCGCTTACGTGATGCGTCCCCCTGTCGCGCCCCTCATCGTTGAAGCCCCAACCACTCAAGACATTGCGATCATTGTCTGCGGCGGCGGCGACCCGTTCGCCGAGTACGAGCAGGCCCGTGCACTCGTCGAGCGAGCGGGCAAACATGCTAGTGTTTTTGCCGGGAACGATATGATAGAACGCTTCCCGCATGACATTGACCACGCGCTCACGCTTCATCCGGAAAAACTCCAGCTATGGATGCCCCGTCGTCGGGCCAATGGCTTCAACGACCCGCCGAAGGTATGGGCTCATCGCTCGACCTCGTCGATCACCAACTGGACCCGGGATTGGTCCGGCTCGACCGGCCTCTTTTGCGTCAAGGTTGCGAGGGAGAATGGATACGTCCACATCATTCTGTGCGGAGTTCCGATGACAGTGGAGGCCAATCACTTCGTCCGCAACGAGCCGTGGAACGCAGCGCTCGCGTTTCGTCGGGGATGGACGCCGCGCCTCAAGGAACTCAAGCCCTACGTTCGAAGCTTCAACGGATGGACGAAGGAACAGTTCACAGAGCCCACGGAAGATTGGCTTCGAGAAGAGATCACGGACAGGCACCGCAACGGACGTATTGGAGGATTGAAGGCATGAACCATCGCGACATCGACCCGAAGATCAAAGCGCTCTTCCCGTGGGCGCTTTTTCTTGTGCTCGCTGCGCTGCTCGCGTTTGCGGCGACGAAGGTTCACGCCGAGGAAGACATCTGGGCTTGCTACGGCTCCGGCCGATATGAAGCCATGTCCTCCGCGTGGCCTCCGTGCAACGAGATGTGCGGGATGCTCAAGGCGTATCTGCAATCGCACTCCGAAGCCGAGGCTCGCGCCAAGGCCGTGGAGTTGAAGCTCCCACGCTGGGTCATCAGGAAAGCGGAGAAGTGTTTATGAAAAGAGCATTGATCACCGGGGTCACCGGACAAGACGGCAGCTACCTCGCGGAGCTTCTGCTCAGCAAGGGCTACGAGGTGCACGGCATCAAACGCCGGGCCTCCAGCTACAACACTTCGCGCGTCGATCACCTCCCCGCCCTCAAGCTGCACTACGGCGACATGACGGACGGGTCAAGCCTTTCGCGCATCGTCAGCGCTGTAGACCCTCACGAGGTCTACAACCTCGCCGCTCAGTCGCACGTCCAAGTCAGCTTCGAGACGCCGGAGTATACCGCGAACTCGGACGCGCTCGGCACCATGCGGCTGCTTGAAGCGGTGAAAGCACAGTATGAGAAGGGCCACACCCCGACCTTCTATCAGGCCTCGACCTCGGAACTCTATGGCAACTCCGGCGGTTATCTTCGGAACGAGCAGACGCCGTTCATGCCGCGCAGCCCGTATGCGGCTGCGAAGCTCTATGCGTACTGGATCACGGTGAACTACCGCGAAGCCTATGGCATCCACGCGAGCAACGGCATTCTCTTCAATCATGAGAGCCCTCGGCGCGGCCCGACGTTCGTCACGCGCAAGATCACCAAGGCTGTCGCCGCGATAGCGGCGGGCAAGCAGGACTGCCTCTACCTCGGCAACCTCGACGCCCTCCGGGATTGGGGCCACGCCAAGGACTACGTCGAGGCGATGTGGCTCGCGCTCCAGCAAGACAAACCCGATGACTACGTCGTCGCGACCGGCGAAGCGCATACCGTGCGCGAGTTCGTCGAACTCGCCTTTGACGAGGTCGGCATGGACATCGCGTGGCGCGGCAGCGGCGAGGTCGAGGCCGGGTACGACCGGAAGACCGGGGAAGAGGTCGTCCTGATCGACCGAAAATACTTTCGGCCAACCGAGGTAAACGTCTTGCGCGGCGACCCAAAGAAGGCTATGGAGCGGCTCGGCTGGCGACCCAAGACGACGTTTCGGGCGCTCGTGAAGGAAATGGTTTCGGCCGACGTGAAGGAATTGGCGGATGAACATTGACACTCGGGTCGCGATTTGTTGCTATCAGGGAGACGCCAATCAAGTCGTCTCCATGATGGACATCTATCGTCATCACGAGTGTCCGATCACCATTCTCTCCCCCGAGGACAGCCCGGTACTTATCCCCGGGCTCGACTGCCGCGCAGGCGGCAAGCGCTGCTATATCGGCGAGGACGCAATCCTACGGATGCAGCGTCAGCTTCGCATCCTGCTCGACGAGACCCCCGAAACTTTCTTTCTGATCCATGACGCCGACAGCATCGTGCTCGATGCCAAACTCCCGGGCTACCTCTACATCGAGCCCGATGTGCTTTGGTCGAACGTCGTCATCGACGAGATACCACAGCAGCAAGCCTTCTATCCCGAGGGAATGCCGCATGTCGCGTTCCAGCCCCCGTGGTTCACATCTCGCTCAGTGATCGAGAAGCTTCTCGCGACCGATGTCCCCTTCAATCCGGATATGCTCTTCATCGACCATTGGTTCGTGCAGGCGGCTATCGCGGCCGACGTACCGTGGAAGCACGTCGAGGGGGCGATCAGCTATCCCACGTATGATCCTTTCTGGGCCGGAGCGGCATGGAATGCCGTCCGCTATCACGGCACCACGTTCGTCCACTCGGTCAAGACGAACGAGACGTGCGACCTTTTGAGAACAGCGAGGAAACAGTTCAATGGCACATGATCGCAATCGGGAGACCGTCGTCGCCATCCACTGTTACGCTGGCGACCTCCATCAGGTTCAAGGAAACCTTCCCGCGTACCTCCATCACGCTGGGAGCAAGGTCGTCGTCGTCTCGCCGACCGATAGCGCCGTCGTGGTCGAGGGCGTTGACAACATCCATGCGGGCCTCGTCGGCTACACCGGGCAGGTTTCGCTCGACCGGCAACTGGCGCAGATGAAGGCGCTGCTCGAAGCGTATCCTGACCATGGTTTCTTTCTTCTCAACGACGCCGACAGCGCTGTGCTCGACCCCATCATCCCGGCGTACCTCTACGATGAGGATGTCGTATGGTCTAATCAGGTTTTCGACGGCGTCCCGAACCGCGAGCCGTTCCCCGAGGGTTGGCCGCCGGTCGCATTCCAGCCGCCCTACTTTCTGTCGCGCAGCATGATGCAGAGAATGGTTGCCGTAGGCGAGAGCGATCATCCGCTCATCAAGGCGACCGGGTCTCGCCCCTTCATCGACTTCTACATGGTGCAGTTGACGATGGTTGGCGGGCTCCCGTGGAAACGGATGATGGACGCGATCAGTTGGCCGATCTCGATAAACCAAAAGCAATATCCGAACCCGCACATCGATCAGCGCAAGATGTATGCCCACGGCTTTGCGCTGGCGCAGCGCGCGGTCGGCCTCGGCGGCTCCAACATCGTGCACTCCGTCAAGGACGGCGAGACCATGGAGAAGCTCGTCACGCTTCGCCGCAACTACGTCGCAGGCCATCCCAACTGGGTCCCGGCGGAGACCGAGGCCCCGTGGGTCGGCGGCAATCCAGAAAATCGCGGCCGGGTCATGAACAACCGGCACCCGGCGGCAGCGGCCGGAAACCGCATCGCGGCCGAGCGGCAGCGCCGGGCTCTGCTCGTTCAGCAACAGCGCCTCACTCATCCCGGATTGAAAGCCTGACCCATGCTCGACCTGTCCCGCGTTACTCTTCTCTTCGTTGAAACCCGAGCCCACGAGATCACCAAGCGCGTCATCGACGATTGCCTGAGCAAGGCGACGTTCGGCGACGTGCTGCTCTACACTGACAAGCCGGAGCTTCTGCCGGTCCCGGGCGCTCGCGTGCTCCCGTGCATCGACTTCCCCGACAAGCGTCAGGCGGGCGAGTTCTACTACGGCCGGGCCATGGGCCACGTCGAGACCGAGTTCGCGCTCATGCTTGAATGGGACGGCGGCATCTTCGACGCGACCAAGTGGAAGCCCGAGTTCTTCGACTACGACTACATCGGCGCACCGTGGACAGTTCGCCCCGGCGACCCCTACGACGTGGGCAACGGCGGCTTCACGCTGATGTCGCAGAAGCTCGGGCACTTCGTCGTGGACAACATCCGACAGTTCCCGGTCACTACCGATTGGGATTTCTGTCGCGTGCAGCGACGCTTTCTGGAGCCCCGAGGCTTCAAATGGCCGAACCGCGATCTCGCGTCGGCCTTCTCGTGGGAGCTTGGGCCACGCAACCCGGATCACTTCGGATATCATGGCGCGTTCAACTGGCATGCCGTACTCTCGAAGGACGAGGTCGTCGAGCGCGTGAAGATCATGCTCAAGAGCGAGTACCTCTCGACCAAGCTCACGAGCGTATTCAAATCGACCCCATGGCTTGAGGCGGCCCTCACCCCGGAAGAGATCGCCTCCTATCTCGCTGCCATTCCTCCGGGCGGTCGGCTTCGTCCTCAAATCCCCGGCCAGATGTCCGCACAGCATCGAGCCGCTCTAAGACTGATGCAAAATCAACGCCGAGCCGTGATCTCCGGCCAACAGCAAGGGCTCAAAGCATGAAACAGAATAGCTGCATCGTTGTGACAGGCGCAAACGGTCTCGCGGGTTCGGCTGTCGTGGAGCATCTGCGCGAGCGCGGGTTTACGTTCGTTGTGCCGCTCACGCGCGACGACGCCGACCTGATGGACGCCGACAGGACTGGCCGTTTCTTCGGGCGCGTCCAGCCTGAATATGTCTTCCATGCCGCCGCTACGGTCTATGGCCTTCAAGGCAACATGGATAACCAATACAAAGCCATCTTGAACAACACGATGATCAACACGAACGTCATCAACGCTTCGCACTGGGTTGGCGTCAAGAAGATTGTCGTCATGGGCACGAACGCGATCTATCCGTGGCCCGCGATCTTGCCCTACCGTGAAGAGAACATTTTCGACGGTCGGCCACACGATGGCGAGGCCGGGTACGGACATGCGAAGCGGCACATGCTCGCGATGCTCGAAGCATCCGGGATGAACTACACCTATCTCGTCTCCGGCAATCTCTATGGACCGCGCGACAACTTCAACGAGAAGACCGGCCACGTTCTGCCGTCCCTGATCCACAAGTTTTGGTGGGCGTCCGTCCCGCCGAAGAACGCCGTGGACATCTGGGGCGATGGTTCCGCTCGTCGCGACTTCCTGCACAGCGCGGACCTCGCGGACATCGCCAGCCTTTTTATGGGCAACGACTTCACCGGGCCGATCAACATCGGCAGCGGCACGACGGTCGCGATCAGGGACATCGCCAAGCTTCTCTCGGATATCAGCGGCGTGGATTGGTCGGACGTTCGCTTTGACACGAGCAAGCCGACTGGACGGCCGGAGTGCTACTCCGATCTCTCGAAGCTCCATGCGCTGGGCTGGCAGCCGAAAGTCTCATTCGCTGATGGCTTGCGCTCGACTTACGATTGGTACTCGGTCAGGCACACGCGGTCATAATTTGGCCTCGTCCGGGATGCAACCGACTTGACTTGAACATGGTTAACGGCTAAAGGTGGCGGGAACTCCCCCAAAACCGTGAGGCCGCCCCATGCTCGACTTCGTCACCAATCTCGAAATCAACATCATTGTCGGCGCAGTCGCGCTGATCGCAGGCGTTTTGTTCTCGACCAAAATCAAGGATTGGTTCAAGGGCATCCCGTCGCAGTTGCGCGTTGCGCTCAACAGCGTTGAGGCCGATGCACTCGCGAAGGTTCGCGGCGCTCAGGCCGACGTGCTCGCGCAGATCGCCCCGGCCGCTCCCGCGCCAAAGGTTGCGCTCAAGCCTTCCGAACAGCCGCTCGCCCCGTCCGCGTAAACCTGTAGGTTGACGCTGGACCCCTCGGCGTCAACCTCTGGGTATCTCTCTGTCCCCGGAGCCGAACCATGTTGAACACCTACAAACCATTCGTGGGTCGTATGATCCAGAAGTACGAGGGCGGCTACGGCTGGGATAAAGCCGATACTGGCGGCCCGACGAAGTATGGCGTGACGTGCTTCGATCTCGCCGAGCACATGGGCCAGAAGATGGACAGCATGTCCCGCTGGGCTCCCATCGTCAAGGCGATGACACTCGACACCGCCGAGCAAATCTATGCCAAGAAGTACGCGGCGGCCATTCGCTACAACGATCTTCCGGCAGGCATCGACGTGGAGATGATGGACTACGGCGTCAACTCCGGCGTCTCGCGTCCGCTCCGCGTCGCTCGCGCGATACTCAAGCTCCCGCCGGGCGCGAGGATGGATCAGCCATTGCTCGACGCCCTCAAGAAGACCGACCCCGATAAGTTCATTGACGCGATGTCCGCTGAGCGGCTCGCGTTCATGCATGCCATCCGTGGCGGCTCCGCGTGGCGGACCTTTGGCGGAGGCTGGGGCGCGCGTGTGGCCGATCTCAAGGCCTATGCTCACCATCTCACTGCGGCCCCCGGCGCTGTCGCCGAGCCCATCCCGCCGGACCTGTCGAACGTTTCGACGCCCAAGGCGCAGCACGGTGACCCGAAGACGAACAGCAACGTCATCAAGGGCACGACCGGCACCGTTCTCACGACCGGCCCCTCGGGCTGGGCCGCAGGCGTGCCGCCGGAGTTGCTCGCGATTGGCCTCGGCTTCATCATCGTCGGCGGTATCGGGTACGCCGTCTGGAAACACCAGCACGCCGCGATGCTCAACGCGACCGTCGTGCTGCCCCCGGCTGCCGTCACCGCATAAGGATCAGCAACAATGTCCAGTCTCGACCCTCACGTTCTCGCCAACTACCTTCTCCCGGTTCTCGTGGTCTTCACGCTGTTCGTCGGCTACTTCGTCGGACTGCGCCCGATCTTGAAGCAAACCCCCGGCTTCAAGGATGTCTACGACGCCGAGGCCGGTTGGCTCTACGCCGTCAACGCCAAGTTCTCCGGCGTCAAGCAGAAGCTCATCACGCTCGTCGTCTCGATGGGCAGCGTGCTCGTGCTGGCGCATGACGAGATCGCGCCGCTCGTGACGCAAGCAGGCGTGGACCCGTCGCAGTTCCTCCCGAAGATGCCGGGATGGGTTTGGCCCGTGCTCACCATCGCCATCCTTTGGCTTGTGCAGTATTTCCGTAACCTCGCCGACAGGCAGGCGCAGGCGAACGCCATCGCGCTGTTGCAGGCCGGGCAGCCGCTCGCCGCTCCCGCGCCCGGGCTCCCGATCTCGACTGTCCCCTCGCCGACCCCGACGCCTCTCGGCCCGGCGAAAACGGAGTAACGCATCATGGGTATCCTCACCGCCCTCTTGGGATTGCCCGGCCTGATCTCCGGCGCGTTCGGCACGATCAACGGTATCACCAAGGCGCTGGCCGACGCGAAGATCGCACAGATCAACGCGACCACGGCGCAAGAGAAGATCATCGCGGACGAGCGCGTCTCGACGTTGCAGGCCCGCCGGGATGTCCTGATCGCCGAGGCCGGTTCCGGTTCTCGCTTAAATTTGTTCATGCGGACCGCCATCGCAGTCGGCCCCGCGAGCGTTATCCTCAAGCTGTTCCTCTGGGACAAGGTCATCGGCTCTTTGGTCGGTTGCTCTCAGGCCCCCAAGGGAACGTGTGGCATCTTCACCACTGACACGCTTGACGCCAATTTGTGGACCGTCATCACCATCGTCCTCGGCTTCTACTTCGTCAGCGAAGTGACAGTCGGCGTGACGCGCATCGTTAAGAACGGAAGCAAATGAAACTGATCGCTCTTGCCGCGTGCTTTTTGTTTATCTTCTGTCAGCCCCCACATCGGAGCATGACGAAGCACTCGACGTGCGAGCGGTTCACCAAAGGCTATGATAGTTCGGTGAAGCGGGACGACTGGGTCGCCCAATTCCCCGTCAAGCAGCAACACCGCGTTCTCGTCTGTCTGGACAAGCTCGCGGCAGAGGGGGATTGGAAATGAGTGGCGATGCAGAGACCCAGCGATTGATCGGCACGATGAGCGCGAACATCGAAGCCATCATGAAGAAGCAAGACGAAATGGAGAAGAAGCTCGACGCGGTCGTTGCTATGACGAACCGCTGGAAAGGTGCAACCACCATTCTGATCATGCTCGGCGGCTTCATCGGCTGGGCGACCAACCTGATTTTCAAAGGGCACGCCTAATGGCTGATCCGTTCGCCAAGTTCTACAACACCGGCACGTGGGGAACGCTGATCCTCAATGTCGTCTCCGGCGCAGCGCTGCTCAGCGCAGCGGCGTGGTTCTCCTACAATCTGTTCTCGACCCGAGACGCCGAGCTACCGCCGCGCGTGGTCAACAGCATCACGGTCGAGCCGTCGATCTTGCTGGCCGGGAAACCGTTCACCGCCCACATCAACGTCACGCTCAACCGGCTCTGCCCCTACGAGGTCCGATGGTCTCTCATCCGGGCTGGGGACGGCGTCGAGATCGTCCGGATCATTGAGCCCATCAAGCAGCCGCCCGCCCAGATCGGCACCTTCGAGCTTCCCGCCTCGCCCCGGTACGTCCCGGCCAGCGTCGCCCCGGGCGAGTACAAGTATGCATCCGAGGTCGTCGATCTCTGCCCGGAAGGGCATACCTACACCACGGTCCGGAAAAACGCCGACGTGATCATCCGCTAGGGAGCCCGTAGAGAGGCCTCCCGGCTCCCGGGCGTCCAAGCACCGGCTCCGGCCGCCGCCTCATCCCTGCCTACGGCTGGCCCGGCGTGGCCACAAAGAAGCGGCCCCGGAGGGAACACCCCCGGGGCCGTCGTTTTTAGGTCAGTTCCAGCCCGCCAAATCGCCCGGCCACCCCTTGGTCTATCCGGGATGAACTCCGGGAGGCCCGGAACTCGGCCAGCCGGGCGATCATGGCAGCCCGGCGGACCGGGTCGAGCGGCTTCGAGGCCCGGGGCTTGGTGAACCGGACCCGGTTCACTTTGAAGGCAGCCTTCAATGCGTCGTGCGCCTCGCGCCCCATCATGTAGAGCACGAGCCGCAGATAGATCGAACAAAACTGCCAGCCGTGGAAGGCTTCGTTCCCGCCCTCGCGCATACAGATCGTGTGCGCCAGTTCGTGGAGGACGACGCCCTCGTTCCGAGCCCAGAGCGGGATTTTGATCCCGCCCTGCCAGCCGCACGCATTGCGCCGACCGCGACCGTCGCCCACGCGGGGCAACGTCCATCTCATGGCTTTCGGATACGCAGCCTGCACGCGCTTCGAGGCGAAGACCTTCTTGACGAACCGCTCGACATCCCTGACCGAGGGCAGGGGCTTCGCGAGGTTGTTGACGGCAGCATCGCACTTGTAGACGCGCGCACGTTGAGTGTCACGTTCTCTCATCAGTAGTCTCCACAATTTCAAACAGCCCGCTCCCGGGACCATTCCCGAGCGCGTGAGACATACTAGCATATCGACATCCCGTCAAATCGACCGATGAGCCGAAATGTCGGATGTGACCCGCTGTCTCCCAGCGACTTCTATCACGAAAAGATTTTGCTTGACCCGGAAATCATAGAGGCAGAGGTGCGCAGATCGCAAGGATCACACAAACCATCCTCTGCATTTTCCGGCTGACGACTTTGTGATCTAATCGAACTCCAGCCCCGAGAAGCGATTGCCGATTGACGGCGTGTCGATCACCTGTCCGGTCGCTGCGGAGCGCATCTCGTTGAGCATCTCGATGACGGCGATGCTCTCTTCCCGGGAGATCGAATACAGGATCAACTTCGCCTCGGGCGCGCTGATGCGAACCGTCTGCAATGTCCCATTGAGCGTGCGGAGGTCTCGCGTCTCGCCGTCCGTGATGTCGAGTTGCCATCGGACGAGATCGCCGCCATCACGCGTGCCGAGGCCGCCAGTGTAAGTGCTCGTGCCCATGCGTACTCCCCGAGCCGGTTTCCCGGCCATCACTCGAAATCCAGATTGGCGAAACGACAGAGCGGCGGAGTGCGCGTTGTGCCGCCGAGCGCGACGATATGAAAGCCCTCGGGAATGAACGGCGTCAGAAACTCCGCCGACTTGATCCAGCTATTCCCGAACTCGACCGGCACGCTGGCAGGGACGTTGATCCATTCACCGTCAGCGTTCGGCTCCGCGTCCGCGACGATCTTGACGTTCGTAGTCACGTTACATCTCCACGGCGTTCGTGAGAAGCTTGATCATCAGATACCACTCGTTGCCCAGATGATGGAGCTTGAAGAACCCGAACTTCGCGAAGAAGTCGGGCTTCTGGGTCACGCATTGGATCATCTGGCCGCCGTGCTCGTCGATCTCGCCGAGCCGCCAGTCGGTCAGAGCCTTGCCGACGTTCTTGCCTTGCTGGCCAGCCTCCACGACAATCCAGATGAGATCGTAAGCGCCCTTCATCAGCATCGTGCGATGGTAGGCACAGAAGCCGATCACGTTGTCCTCGGCATCGACGGCGACGGCGAAGATCGGCGCGTACCGGCCGCCTTTCCAATGTTCGATGAATTGCTCGCGACAGCGGTCGGCCGCTTCGTTGCCCCAGTTGTCGCGCGCTAGTTTGCAGCACTGCGCCATCTCGTGATAGTGCGGCTTGCGGATGTGGACGTAGGGCTCACTTATCTGCATGGCGATACCTCGGGGACCGTTGGAAGCCGCCGAATTGATCGGGCTCCATGAACTCACCTTCGATCATGTAGCGCACCATGGCTTCGGCCTGTCGAGCATCAAACAGGTTCGTCCCGGTCGGCTCGTGCTTCATCGGATGCGCTGTGTGATCATTGAAAGTCTTCTTGAAGCTGATGCCGCCGTCCGGGCTGAAATCTTCCGGGAGCTTCCAACCGAGAAAGCGGTCCACCATACGCTTAATCTGGGCGTCGTCCATATAACCCTCCTAGAACGTCACTGACGCGGTCAGCGCGGATGCAGCGGCCCAGTAGACCACTCGACGCCAATCTCCGTCGAACGCGTAGACCACGGCGGAGCCGAGCGAGAGCGCGATCATGATGGATGGGAAGACGAGTTTCACAGCTTGCGCCAGTTCTTGGCAAGCCAGTACGCGCCGAACGCACCGAGCGGGATGTAGACGATGGGTTGCGAGACGACGACCATCAAGAGGATGAACGGCGCGAGCAGAGGATCAAAGATGTTCATACGGACTGCCTCCAATGGAAAGGGCCGGAGCTTGGTAGCCCCGGCCCGCGCGTTTGTCAAACGATTTTTGGAGTGTTCGTATCCCACGAGCACCACGCGGTCGAGCCCGGCTTGCGGCGCTCGTCGCCGTCGAGATAGATCGGCCACTGAGCCGTGATCCCGCGTCGGGGATGGATGAAAGCCAATGCTTGCGTCGGACGCGTCGGCCCCGCGCGGAGCAACAGCCGGGCGTACTCGTTGTAACCGATGAGTGAGCCGTTCGCCAGCACCGGCACAGCGTCACCCCGGGGGATATACGTGTGATAGTGCCCGATGAGCAGCGTGTCGAAGTCTCGGCCGCACTGCGCCTCGGAACGGCCGACCTTGATCGCGCCGCGTGCGATGGGGCCGAGCGCACCGATGATGCCGTCGCCGCCCTTCACGCCCAGCGTGTCCCCGTGCGTGAGCATGAAGCGGTGCCCATAGATCGCGAAGTGGGCGTCCACCTCGTTGGGAACGTGGATGGTGACGCGTGGGTCTTTCGAGAACCACTTCTCAAGGTTCTGATAGATGACCCACTCCCAACTGTCGAAGACGCGGTTCTTCGCGCGAGGCTTGAGCGTCGTGCGTCCGTGATTGCCCGGCACGCATGGCACGAACACCTTGCCGAACCTGTCGGCCAGCATCGTGATGAAGCCGATGAGGTTCTCTTGCACCTCCATCACGGACAGCGTCACCGGACCGTCGTTCGTCTCCCGGAGGTCCTCGTGGATGCCGCCCGTGATCATGTCACCGCCGACACAGAAGACGACGCCCGGATACGTCGGCGAGGTCATGTGGTTGAAGCACAGATCGATCACGGCCTTGCCGAAGATGTCCACGCGCTTCTTGGCAATGGCTCGGTTGAAGGCATTCATGCCGCCAACCTGATCGGGGTCCACGGTCTCGCCCCAGTGCCAGTCCGACGCGAGGATCAGCGGGACGCCCGTGATGGAGCCTTTCTTGTGCGGCTCGACGAGCCACTTCGGCGGCTCGGGCGTGTAGGCATCGAGGCCGAAGATGCTTTCCCGGAGGCTCTCTGCCGTGTCGTTGACGGCTGCGCGATTGCGCAGTTCTTTTTCGAGCGCTTTGATTTGGTTTTGCTTGGCTCGGATGATGTCGTTGGCGTCAGCGAGACGTTCGGCGTCCGTTTTTGTTTTCGATACCATGTGCGATATTCCCTGTCTGTTGCTCGCCCCTTCGGCGAAGATTGATAGGTACGTTTTCGGTCGAGGTACTTGGGCGATCTTTGATACTTGCGCCGACGCTCCCTGCCCTTCGGAGATCGGTTGTAGCGCGCGTGCCTCTTTGCCTCCAGCGATGTCATTTGCGCTCGGGAACAACAAAGCCCCGGTTCTTGAGACGACCCTCAAGAGACCGGAGCGATTTCAGTGTTTGAATGTGGTCGGGGAATTTGTTGCGGACCGCGTTGCAGATCGACCCGTATTGGATGGGCCGCAGAAGCAATGCCATCGCGTAGTCCTCGGACAGGGCACGACGCGAGCGGCGACGGACAGGGAGCTTCGCGCTGCGATTGAGGACGTAAGCCATATCTTGGAGCCACCGCCGGGATGTTCGTGCGCCCGGAAACGTGGCCCTGATCTCGGCGAGGATGAAGTCGTAGTCGTAACCGATGTTGCGGCCATAGATGTCAACGAAGCTGACGCGCATGAAGTAGTCGTGCGCGAACCGCTTGATCGTCATCCGTGGTGTCCTTGAAAGCATCTTACCAGCCCTCACATGCTCGTAAGAGCACTTCGGCGAGCGTGGCGTCGGGCGAGACGAGGGATAGCCGCGCAAGCTCCGCCTCGGGGACGAGGATGTCGTCGTAGTTCTGGCCGGGTATGAGGTAGAGTTTTGCAGCATGTGCCTCGCCAACCTGTATCAGAACCCAATGGATGCGGCTCCCCGCTTCCGTGCGCTCGCGGTGCCAGATCGATTGGCTCTCCCGCGTCTTCGACCGGATGATCGTGCCCGGCCGCGCCGGTCGGTCATTCGACTTCAATTCAATCCAGCATTGGTCCCCGTTGATGACGCCTTCGACATCCGGGTTGCCTTCGCCCGCCGAGTTCTCCAGCCGACAGAAGTGCACGACATGGCCGCAAGCTTTGAGATGCTTGAGGCCTGTCTTGCACCGTTGCCAGAGCGAACTCTCGCGCGCCATCTCAGCCTTGGCTCTCGTGCCGACGTTCGGCGGAGTTCGGCATCAGCGGCCGACTTGTTCCGCTGACGACCCTGACCTTGGGTACTTCAAGTGGTGCCTGCTCGCCGTTCGGTCCGACGAGCGAATTGGTTTCGGGGAACGCACGCGGGTCAACGACACCCCGGGGCAGCGTCAGTCCGTACTTGCGCTCCAACACTTCCTGACAGAGCGCACCGGCCCGCCAGAACAGCGCGACAGCTTCGAGAGCTTCGCCGTCCATGCCTTCGTAGTTGGCCAGATGGCGCATGATGCAGTCCGTGTGATCCATGCTCTTGCCGCGCGCATGGTGAAGCGGTTCGCCCGGGTTGTGCTTCTCATTGCCGTTGAACGAGTGCTCGGCGAGAGCGGCGATGGCGTCGGGGAAGTATGCCATCACTCCGGAGAACATCGGCACGCGTTTGCGGCCGGGGCTGTCGAAACGGTCGAGGTAGCGTTTCTCTTTGGGAGTTGACATGCGTGATCCTTTTGGGCTGGGGACTGTCAGAAATTTGAGACGAATTTCTTACGCGCGCTGGCCGCGTCGCGCTCCGGCGAGAAGACGGATATCTTCGATCAAGCCATCAGCGAAACCGGCGATGAGGCTGGGACCGGCCGCCGCAATCTCGCTGTGCTGTTCGTGCGTGAGGTCGGGCTGATCGTGCAATCGGTCGATCTCTTCGTTGATCCCGATCAACTCGGCGATGGAGTGGCCTGCGCGATACGCGGCGAGGCCCTGAGCATGACGGGCAGGAATGATCGGCGGATGGCGCATGGCAAGCTCCCGAGCGAATGTCAAGGACCGTTGCCTACATGATGCCGCGAGAGATTGCAAGAGGGTTAACAAATAAAAACGCCGCCTCTGACCTACGGCCCGGGGCGGCGTTGTGCACGACGAACGTGCGTGACAGCGGCGATGGGGTTACTTCATAACGGACCTCCCTCAAAGATTAGTCTCGCACCGTGGGTCTTTAAGAAGGCCAGTGCGAGCGCTGTCCGAGTGTCGTCTCATACTAGACGAGAGTTGTCAAGTCCCCCACGCCTGCCACAGCGGTATATTGCGTGATGGTTATGCTAGTGACCCCCGCTAGGGCCGGGTCCGTCGAGGTGTTGACGACGGGCACGTGAGACTGATTTGAGCCTCCGTTGAAGTAGAACATTCGTTGGAAATCTCCGTTCGCCCAGACGAAGCCGGAAATTGCGATTGATACAAGCGCCAAACCGACATCTCCATCCGGAGACCCGACGTTAAAACCACCATCGAATGTAGCAAACCTATTCGGTCCGGAGCCTACAAGGCCAGTGATCTCGAAGGTCGGAATGGACGGAACCGCGCCGCGCAAGACATTTGCAGGAAGTGACATGCTGATGGTTTCCTTTCAACGTCGGATTATTCCGACGAGGACCAATCTAGCACGCGACCTTGTCGAGAGTATGGTGGACCGGGTCGGATTTGAACCGACGACCCTCTGCTTGCAAAACAGATGCTCTCCCGCTGAGCTACGCGGCCCGGGAAAATGGTTTGGTGCCAGTGGCCGGGTTCGAACCGGCGACCTCGCGATTATCGGTCGCGCGCTCTCCCCGCTGAGCTACACTGGGCATTGGTGACAGACGATAGGATTTGAACCTATGACATCCGGGTTATGAGCCCGGCGCTCTACCGGGCTGAGCTACGCTGTCGTGAAATGGTGCCGATGGAATGGAATTGAACCTTCGACCTGTCCGTTACGAGGGGACTGCTCTACCACTGAGCTACATCGGCGAATGGCACGGGCTCTAGGATTTGAACCCAGACTGACGGGTTCAGAGCCCGTTGTGCTACCGTTACACCAAGCCCGCAGGCTTAGCGTTGGGTAGTCGTCGATGTGATGGTAATGGTCAGGGCGGCAGGATTTGAACCTGCGATCTCGTGGGTCCGGGCCACGCGGGGACGGCCAAACTCCCCCACGCCCTGACTGGGGCGTGGGTTGAATGGCGTTGCGTTGGCGGACATTCGGTTCACGAGCACGTACTCCGGTTCGACGTTGTAGGCGCGCACTGTCGCCTCGTTCGTTTCCTTGGGCAGCCCGCGCCCGGCTTTCACCGGGTTCACCTCCGAAGAGGCTCGCGGGCGTCAGAGACGAAGCCCCAAGGCTCTCGTCGATTGAGTGGCGGCTTATACACGAGCCGCAAAAAGCTGTCAAGCCCCTTCAATCCTTGAACGGGTCGAACTCGCCTGCGCCTGCCATGGCTACGGCAGTCGGCCGGAGGTTGTGCACGACACGCACAGAGCCCGCGTGGTGCGTCAAAACTTCGGGCAGGCGTCGGTAAGCCATTGGGCTTTCGTCGAGGTCAGCACCCACGAGGATCACGTTGCGAGCCTGCAACCACTGATCCATCTCGGCGCGTGTGAACCGACGCTTGGCCTCGTTGCGGCCGAAGACCCGGCCCGCGCCGTGGACAGTCGAGTAGAGCGCGGCCTTCGCCTCGGCACCGTCGATGCCTTCGATGATTTTCGCATCGTCGCCCATCGAGCCGCCGACGAAGCCGAGTTGCCCCGGGAACGCAGGCGTTGCGCCTTTGCGCACGACCCAGAGCTTCTGTCCGTTGTGCTCTTCCTGCCATGCGAAGTTGTGATGGTTGTGCACCGACTTCGTCACCTGTCCACCGATCAGCTTGCGCACGCGCTCGACGACCCACTCGCGCCCGGCGTAGGCGTACTGGCCCGCGAGCGTCATGGCTGCGATGTAGCGCTGTCCGATCTCGCTGTGCACGTCGAGCACGGTCGGCGCGACGTTGATGCCGTCCTTGCCACCGGCCAGCCTGATGTACTTCGTCGCCGACGTGTGGCCGAGGCCTCGCGAGCCGAAGTGCACGCCAATCCAAACGTGATCGTCGTGGAGATCGCGAAGGATGTCCACATAATGGTTGCCCGAGCCGACCGTGCCCAGTTGCCCGGCGGCTTTCTGCCGGTAGTCGCGCATGTCGGATTGATCCCAGAGCGCGGCGTCGTCGAACAGCGCGTGCTCTACCTTCTCATCGTTCGTGCGACCGATGCCGAATGAGATCACCTTTTGCACGTCATGGATGATCGTCGGCAGACGCTCGGCGATCTCGGCGTGCTTCACGTCGAGGCGTACCGCCATGTTGCCGCAGCCGATGTCGAAGCCGACACCGGAAACGCTGATGTGATCCTTGTAGGCGATCACGCCGCCGACCGGCTGCGCGTATCCCAGATGACCGTCAGCGCAGATCACGCCGCCGACCACGTTGCCGATCTTCATGCAATTGCGCATCTGGGCGATGGTGCCCTCGTCGTGCTCGCCCATGATCGTGAGCGGAGCGTCGGCGAACTCGGCCGTCTGCACCGGCACCGTCATCGCGGCTATCTCGGATGCGAGCCGAGCCTGTTCGGCCGCGTTCGCTTCCTTGCGCGCCGCGTCGCGATACTCAGTCCAGATGGGATGGCCTCGGCCCTCGCCACGTCGGCCGTCTGGGTCGAGCCCGGCGGCGATGCAGAGTTCACGAGCGCGAGCTTGGTGCGGGTCGGTACGTTGCGGCATTAGTTTTCTCCGATTGCTTGAGTTGTTCCCACGTCCGTTCGATGTCGGCTTTATGCTGCGCTTTGACCGCCGTCTGTGCAAGCTTGAGCGCCGCCTGCAATTGTCTCTTCATTGCTTGTGCAAGAAGCGCTTTCTCGGCTCGTTCTGCTCTCTTTTTCGCTCGCTCTTCCTCGTATAGTTGGACGCGCGCCCGGGCTTCTGCTCGGATAAAATCATCACGCGCCGCGCGCTCCACTTGCGCCTGCTTGACCCAATCGTCGTGCTGTTTTTGCTTTGCTGCCCGAGCCGCCTTCATCAAGTTCAATGCGAGAACATCGTCCGCGTCCCGTCGTTGACGCTCCAGCTTTAGCGCCTGTTTGCTACAATGGACGCAATCGTCGCCCTTTGTATATCGTAGCGAAGTTTTACATATCGCATGAACTCTGCCGACGTATGTTTTGTCGCTACTGGCACCGGCCAATCGCCGAGCCTCCACGCGAGAGCGGGCTGGCAATAGCGCGAGCCGGTTCGTAACCCAATCATCGTATTTCGCATTGCGACCGTCTTCTGGCCTCCATTCTCGCAACACTGGGGGCGTCGAACTATTGATGAGAGGAACGATGCCTTCCTCGGGGCGTCGAGCCCGTAGAGCAGCAATTCTGTCAGTGACAGCTTGACAACTGTCAATGCTTTTCTCTTCGGTCCGTCGAGCCTGTAAAGCGGTAAGACTATCCGTGACAGCTTGCGAACAGCGCTCAACGTCTTTGATCTCTTGCTCCAGAACGGGAGCCCGTTTACTGGCCAGCCAAGCACGCGCCTTCGCGTGCTTGGCGAGAACGTCTCGCGGGTCGTCCGTTGGCTGGTAAGAGAGGGGAGTTATCCCCTCCCACACAGAGCTAGACATCGCCCTCGTCCACATACTTCACGTGCAACTCGTGCACGCGCTTATAAAATTGAGACGGCAAGGTCGAAGTCAGATCACCTTTCGGGAACAAGGCGAGTACCTCGTCGAACCATTTGATGTGATTGTCGGCCGTGGTACGGACCCCGGCGTAGCGGTCTCGCACGGTGCGGATATCGCTCGACGTGGCGTCCTTCAACGCGATGTTGATCCACTGGAGCCGATAGTTCGCGAAAAACTCTTCTTCGGCCTTGAGCGCAGCCTCCCGAATGATCTTTTCGCGGGCGGGCGAGACAACGGGATGCTTGGGTCGGCGGTGAACTGATCCGGTCACTGTCCCTGACACGAACTTCTCGCTGCCCGTATTTCCGCCGCTCGTGCGAGTATCCGCGTGCACCTTACGAAACTGTTCGGCCCAGCCCAGATCGGCAGCTTCGTCCATGTGCTCGGCGTTAGCAGCAGCCGTGCGATGCTTTTTCACGTAGGCGAGTGCAGCCTCTCGGTTTTGTTCATGCTTGTCAAGAATTTCTTTTGCGCGTTCGTAGAACGTAGACATTTTGATCTTCTCCCGGATGCTGATGATGAAGGTAAAAGACCGGCGGAGTGCAGCAACTCACCCCGCCGGTCCCGCGCAGGGTACGGCCCGGGGGAAGGCCGCACCTAGCCGCTACTGAGGCGTGTTAAGCCGCCTCAGTGATCTTGAACCCGGTAAACCCAGCGCGCTCCAGCGTGCCGAGCCACCGCTTAGCTTCGCGCTCGCTGTAAGCCTGCGGCCCAGAGAGCTTGAACGGTTTGGCCTGACCGTTACGCGAGGTCGGCCAGTACAGCGAGCCCGGGTAGGAGATCATGACGCCGATCTTCCCGCCGTTGCGGACGCGCTTGAGGTAGGCGACAGAGCGCCCATCCTCGGCAGTTATCAATGACCGCTGTGCCACGAGCGGCCTCCATCGTGAGAGTGCACGCCTGCGCCGAGCGCCTGCTTGCTGACCGTGCGGCCAGCTATGGCTTCGGCCTGCGCGATCTTCGCCTTGGTCAGCGCGCCGCCTGAGATCATCAGTTGGCGATACACGCACGCGTCAGTGACGCCGTCGCGGAGGTTCGGGTCGAAGCCTTGAAACGCAATCGCGCCGGTCAGCTTGTCCACGATGGGCTTCACCTTGCCCGTCGCGATCAGCGAATTGATGTCATAGATCACTTTTCGGACCTCGGCTTTACGCTCGGTCAAGGTTTGGTTCGGGGTCCGCCTGTAGGTCTCGCAAGCCATTTTCTGTTCCTCGTTGCTAAGGATGCCGGGTTGTAGCAGGGTCCGGGGCGACCCGCAAGAGCCGCCCCGGGGAATGGTTAAGCGATTTCGATCTCCCGGGCCTGAGCAGCGGCCGGGGCCGGAGCCTCGGTCTCGCACGGGGCGAGGTCGATGGCGCGGCCGGAGCTATCGGCCGGGGCCTGCACGTCGGCCGCGTCGTCGAGGTCAAGGAAGGCCGTGCGGGCGGCAGCGAGCTTGTTGATCGTCACCGCGTCGATGGCGGTCGCTGCCTGCTCGCCCGCTTCTACGAGCTTCTTGGCCTGCGCACGGACATCCTTGACAGCGTCGTCAACGCGGGCCTGCAACTCCGGCGTCAGCATGTTGCCGATTTTCTTGGCACGGCTGGCCGCGTCACGGACGCGCTCGACATCGACGTTTTCAATGCCGACCTTCATCTCTTCGATGAGGTCGCTGATCTCGCTGCGGATAGCCTTCGCAGCCTTGACATCGTCCTCGGCGATGAAACCGGCCAGCGCGTTGAACTTCAAGCGCGTGAACTTCGAGGTCGCGTTGAACGCGGCGACGAGGCCCCGGGCGGTATCGAAGGCGGCATCCAACTCGTCGCGCTTGGCGACGGGGCAGAGCAGCCCGTGCTCGGTCGCGATGCAGACGCCGACGACGAGGTTGCGCGCCTTGGACTTCACCTCGGTCGCGAGCTTCTGTTCCTTCGCGTCGAGGATGGTCCGCTCGGTCGTCCATTCGGAGACCTCGGCACCGTCTTCGCCAATCGAGACTTTCTCTTCGCCCTTGTCGTAAGAGACGTTGCCCTTGATGCTCGTCGAGACGTGAACGAGCAGGCCGGGACGGAGGGTTGATACTGAGATGGGCATTTCGCGTTCCTTGTTGCTGCGCCCGAGAACCGCCCCGGGCTTGTCCGTGATGTAGTCCATCTCCCCGGGTTTGTCACGGACGAACCCGGGGGATGGTTAACGAAGTCTTAAAGGTCGATCTTCCGACCCTTGGAGCCCGAGGCCCCGACCTTCGCCTCGGCAGTCGCCGGGCGGAGGTTAGCGGCTTTCTCCCGGATGAGGGCGATGCGCTTCTCATCGGTCTTCGCCATCGGCGTGACAGCCTTGGCAGCGGCGATCAAGTCCTCGGTCGTGATCTCGCGGGCCTCGTCTTCGAACGCGACATACAGCGCGGTCGGAACGAGTTCGGCGATCTCAGCGCCCGAGAACGTCTCGGTCGCGTCGGCGAGCTTCTCGAAGTCCACCAAGACCGAGCCCCGGCCGTTGGCTTTGAGCGCGGCTTTCAACACCGACTTGCGCTCATCGTGGTTCGGGAGATCAACGAAGAACACTTCGTCGAACCGGCCCTTACGAATAAGCTCCGGCGGGAGCTTGGTCAGATCGTTCGACGTGACGATCACGAAAGCCTCGCTCTTGCGCTCTTGAAACCAATTCAACAGCGTGCCGAGTTGATCCGAAGAGACGCCACCGTCCGCCGAGTTGCCATCCGAACCTTGAAGGGCCTTCTCGATTTCGTCAATCCACACGATGCAGCGACCCAGAGCTTCGATGACCTTGAGAGCTTTACGAACGTTGCCCTCGCTGTCGCCGACGAACTTGCCCTTGAGCGCGCCCGGGTCGAGCCTGAGAAGCGGAACGCCCCACGAGGTAGGCGTGCACTTCGCAGCGAGCGACTTACCGCAGCCCGGGATGCCGGTCAGCACGACGCCCTTCGGAGCCGGGAGACCATACTCGCGAGCCTTCGCGCTGTAGGCGTTCTTGCGGGGCGACAGCCACGCCTTGAAGTTCTCCAGCCCGCCGACAGCGTCGAGGCCACCGTTCACCGGCTCAATCCATTCGAGCACGCGCTCACGAGAGATGACGCGCTTCTTTTCGTTGGCGACAATCGCCGGGTCGATCTTTTTCGTCTGGACGAGAGACTTCGCGTAGCATGACGCGGCTTCCTCGGCGGTCAGGCCGACAGCGGCGTCAATCGCGAGGTCACGCGTGCCATTCGGCGCAGCGTCGGCCTTGAGGTCGTCCGGCAGGCTGTCAAGCGCAGTCTGCAACACCTTCTCAATCTCGGAGCGGTCCGGGAGCGGGAAGTCGATGACCGTAGCGTGGCCAGCGAGATCGTCCTGCACGGTCGCCGAGGTGGTCAGGATCACGATAGCCTGAGCCGACTTGCGGCCGACGCTCGGCAGGTACTTCGCGAGGTTGCGAAGCTGACGACGCGGGGCAGCACCGGACTGGCCTTCGAGCCAAGTCGAGAGGTCGCGGAAGACCCACACGTAACGCTCGCCTTTCTCGCCCTTGTCCGCTTCCGTGCGGACGAAGCCGAAGGCAGTCGCCGGGTCCTGCGCGTCACGAAACTGAGCGGCCGGTTTGCCGTCAAGATTGGTGACGCCCTGAGCGATATCCCAGAAGAGAATTTTGTAACCGGCGGCGGCAGCGGCTTCCGCGAGGAAACCTTCGACGCGCGCCTCTTCACGAGAGATCACTTGAATGAGCGGGTTGCGAGCGCGGAGCAAAGAAGAGATGTCCGTCGCGGTCTTTTGGCCTTTGGAAATCTGAGCGGTCATTTTAGGTCCTGTTGCTGTAGGGCCGGGGTTCTGTCCCCGACGAGACCGATGTAGCGCGGGCCTATCCCGGATGCAAGCAGGAAGATGGGGGATGGTTAATAAACCGTTAACCCCTCGTGATGCTGTCCGGGGCTCCGGTCAAAAGGTCCCGGGCGACTAGGAACAAGCAATCGGGCTTGTGCACGATCTTCTCGTATGGCTCTTGCCACCATACGCGCTCATAGCAGTGCTGGCACGTGTTGAACGCGCCGTCTCGGCCGCAGTCAACCTCGCTGATCGCGTTCTCGACGACCGACTGGGCAACGCGCCAGACTTCTTCGGCAACGAATTGGGGAGCCTTGCTCATCATTATACTACTTCCGCGATTTGAGTATAACTCCGGCCCCGCGCGCCGAGCGCAGCGGGGCCGTTGTTTCTCGTCACCCTCGGTTGCTAGACCGAGGTCTCCGCGTCTACAGCACCCTTAGATGGGGAAAGCGTTGAGGCGCACGAGCCGCCCACAGGATGCCTGCTTGGTAGGAACCGACCGACGAAGCCGACCGCGAATGCCCGGCTCGGGCCTAGCTCTTATGTTCCTCCGAATGGCGCTTGGCGGTAGCGGCTGCGCCGAGAGCGGCTTCCGGCGTCGTGTAGACGCGGGGACCAAAGCTGTCGGAGACGACGTGCCAGACAGTGCCGTCCTCGGTCACCTGTCGAAACTCGCCGTGGTAGTTCGAACCGGCCGGGACGGCACGCAAGCCATCCCACTTCTTGCCGATGAACGTCAGCGCGCCAGCCGGAGTGGGTCCGCCAGTGAACGCTTCACGTGCGGTCTTGTATCCGGCTTCCGGTTCGCCCCGGGCAGCGCGCTCGTCGTTGAGCTTCTGCCAGAACTTGAGGAAGGGCGGCTCGGCGTCGATGGCCGACAGGATGCCTTCCATGCCGAGGTGCTCACCTCGCGCGACCCGGTCGCTCTTGTCGTTGAGGCGCGAGCGGTCAGCGAGAGTGCGATCAAGGCCTTCGACGACCGTGGCCGCGAGAGTGGCCGCAATCTTTCTCGCCTTGACGTAGTCGCGCGGCGCGGGAATGCCGAGCTTCTGAAAGACAGTCGCGACGGCGAACATCTCGGTCAAGTCCTTATCGGATAGCTGGGGGTCCAGAAGCGTGCGAATGATTTCGGTCGTCGTGTCGGCCGCAGCCTTCGGTCGGCCGCCAGTGATGTCTTCAAGAATGCGCTGGATGATCTCGTGCGATGCACGGCCTTCCGCGTTCTTGACCCTCGCGTGGGATGCAGTGCCGTCCCACGGTCGATCATCGCCGCTGAGATAGCGCGGCGCGTTGCCGTACTGTTCGCGGTCATTGCTTTCGCCGTGGAACGCGTGCGGGTTTTCGTTGATCTTCTTGATTTCTTCGAGGCCTCTCATGGGACAACTCCGTTTGGGGTTTGATGCGCTCTTCGCGCTTTCGCCAGTCCGCATTACGCCCGGCCGAAGACGCCGTCAAGCGGAAAAATGAAAGTGGTTAATCAATATATGCCCACTCTCGTTTCGCCGGGTCTCGGTCCACACACTCGATGAGGTCGCCCGGATTGATGCTCACTGCAACCCAACCGAATGCCTCGGCGACGTAAAGCACCGCCTTGCCAGCTTGCATCACGTTGAACGTCTGCGCGTTGTTCGCCGCGAGCATGTGGACGACCGGCCTCCACGCGCCGCGCCAGAACATCATGTATCTTGTGTCGGGACCGTCGAGCGTCACTTGAGCACCGCCCGGCTACCGCCGATGTATTTGTAGTCGCTCTTCGGTCGGCCGCTTTGCTTCGCGGCTCGGTCTATGGCGCGACCGGCGGGGCCGAGGGCCTCACGCTTCTTGCCCTCGACCGTTAGCTCGGTCGAGTTCTTTTTCATGTGTCCGCGCTCGCGCAGAATGCCAATGGCTTCGTCGCGCGCATCAGGGACGTTGTCAGCCGCAAGCTGACGCGTCAGTCGAGTAAGCAGGGGCAGATGTTTTGCCATAGGTCACCTCATGTCCATCTCAAGCCATGTCCTATAGGGCGCAGCGCCCGCGACATCATCGGTTGCCTCGCCGCGCTCGCGCAGGATGCAGTCACCTCGACCGCAGAAATGCACTGATGAGCTTGGCGGTTCCGATATCAGTTTGCACATCAGGTCGAGAACCGTGGTCTCCATCACCTTTTCGCGCTCCACGATAATGTCGAGACGCATGCTGGGACGGTACTCGTTGAGGATCAGTGAGAGATGCTCGTTTGTCATCGGCGTAGGTCCTGAGTTGTGCCGCCATGCTCTCGTCGAGAATGCCGGTCTTGATGAAGTGATCGCAGTACGCTTCTCGGATGCGACGGATGCGAGTGGGGGACTTGTCCTCGGTGACCCGTCTATGGACCACCGAGGGCGTCGTGAACCGTTTATGGGTCATCACGCGTGCAGTCCGGGCGCACTCTTCGTCGATGTAGTCCTGTATGAGCCGAGCAGACGCGAGCCTCGGCTTCCTCTTGCGCGGAGGTTCACTAACAGCACGCGCGAGCGGCCAGCCGAGCCCGAGCCGCAAGTACGCGCACGCGTAGCTGACACCGTTGCGGAGATCGGCCTTCAACAACTCCGGGTATCGTTTGGTCCTAGACATCTGTCCTCATCAAGAGATCGCGTAGCCCACGCCCGGATAGGTCGTCAGCCACGGTGACTTTTCCATCGACGATTGCCCAGTTTCGGTCATCGACTGTGCCCGGCGTTCGAAATCGGACCACGCTGACCGGATGTCCCCACTTCTCCGTTCCTCGCTCTTCTCCCTGATTGACATGAATTGCGTTTGGAGTAGACGAGAAAAAGATGATCGCATGTGCTCGGCTAAAATCTCGGCCTTCGCCTCCAGCCCCGGGATGCCCGACAAGGACCGTTGGTCGATCACTGTTTTGAAACTGTAGTCGCACGGGCTCACGTTGACCGGCGGGCACTCCGCCGTGAAATTCGAGGAAAGGGATTTTCTCGCGTAGAAGTCGCGCGCAGACGCGTCGGATGTCTTCTCGATAACGGCACCAAACGATGCTGTTCTCGGGATAAGTTCCAACAACCTCTTCGACGAGAGCATCATAGATAGGTGCCTCGGGGTCGATGTCGATGATAGCGTCGCCATCCTTCACGTATCCATTTAGAATTTGCTGGAGCTTCTGCACGCGCGCTCCGCCGTCCTTGGCAGAGACCATGCTGTCGCCGATCTCGACAAGGTGCCGGGAGACCATCTCCAGATACGCGCGCCGCTGGGTCTCACTCATAACGATAATTCGCTCGGTGCGCAAGAGGTCAGGCATGCCCTCTACATCGTCCCGGGTCACGACGCTCGACCATCGGGCCATCTTGTCCCGGAGTTCGTCGAGGTTCTTGTAGCACTTGAGCTTCTTGTAGGCACGGCGCTTCGCCCGGAAGGCCGGGGCGTTCGGGTCGATCTCAAACTCGGCGAAATGGCGGACGAACTTTTCGTAGGTATCTCCGGCGTACTCCGGGCCGAGCGCGAGATCGTCCAAGATTTTGTAAATCGAATACGCTCGAAGCGGCGAGTTCAAGATCGGCGTCCCGGTCTCGACCGTGACGAACTTGGCGACCTTGCCGAGGTTGCGCGCGAGCCGCGTGCGTTTCGCTCCAGCCCGGCCGAAGTGATGAGCCTCGGAGATCGCGAGCATGAACTTCCCGTGGCACGCTGCCTTGAACCGCTTGATGGTTTGAATGCAGTCCTTGCCGTGATTGCCGGTCTCGGTCAGCGCCTCCATGTTGATGGTCAGCCACTTCATGCCGCCGAACGCTTCGAGCGCGCGAAGCTTCTCGATGCGGTCCCAGTCGGCGCGCTTGGGCGCTTCCCACGCGAACGCCATCACGTCATTGCGTGGATACGTCCAGCGAGGGATTTCGTTGAGGACCCAGTTGATGTGGATGCCGTTCGGCGCGAGGACGACTACGCCTTCGATGTTGCCCTGATCATATTGATAGAGCGCCTTGTCGATGACGGCTTTCGTCTTGCCCGTTCGCATCGTCCAGAGCAGCGCGCGGCATCGGTCGTCCTTGTGCTCGTCGAACTCCCGAGCTTGGTGCGACCATGCCGACTTGACAGGCTCCGGACCGAGGAACCACTCAAGCCATTCATCGCTATCTTCGGAAGGGATTGTCACGGTCCGCCTTTGCCGTTTCTGAGCAGTCGGGACAGAAGTGGTCCTTGCCTTGTATCGTCCATCCCTCTTCGCGCAGCGTGCGCCAACACTCGGCGAAGTTGTTGATGTCGTCACCCTCGGCCTTCGAGAACTCGTGCTGCTCGTCATAGCACGCGTCACACTGAAAAACCAATAGCCCCTTTGACGGACGTTCCGTGCTCATGCCTGCGCCTTTTCTTCTGTTAGGATTGCTTCCCACCGCTTCAAAAACTCGCGGTTCGTGCGCTCGACACCCCAGAGCACGATAGGCCTCTTCAACGGGGGCGACATGAAGGACCGTTCGTGGCCCTTCGGCATGTAGTCCCTGTTCTCGGTTGCGAGGGCGATGAGATCGGCTTCCTTGATCTCCGGGTCCCACGGATATTGAATGCCCAACTTCTTGCACAGGGCTTCGTCAACCCTGTTCTCTAGCTTGAAGAGTTCATCGTTGCCCTTCGACCGCATCCACCATTTCAGCGGGCTCGGGAAGTCCGGCATATACGCCTCCGCGCCATCGTGCAAGAGGCCTTGCTTGCGTTTCGACGGCGTCGCGTTTTTCATCTTCGCGATGATGTCGTGCACGACGCACGAGTGTTGGCCAATGGAGATGAAGCGGCCATTGATGCGCTTGACGTGGCCGGTCCACCGCACGCGAGAGGCCAGCGCGTGCGCGATATCCCGGATGTCGTAGTCGTGATCTTCGACGCGGTCGAAGTACATCTTGCGCGCCGAGAAAGTGCGGATGTAATACCCCTCGTCATCCATGCCCGTGCGATGATCGACTTTGCCGCCGAGACCCTTGGATGTGGCTCGGCTGAGCGGTGACGCCTCGGGAGGCGCGAGAGGGTGCCGTTTGACCATTGGTTACAGTCCTTCGAGTTTGTCGTATGCCCGTAAAATCCTGTTCGCCAACTCGTAGGCCCCGGCCGCGTCCGTGACGTAAGAACTCAGGACGCCGAACTCGTTATAGAAGCGGATGCTCATCTCTCCATCGGGGATGTTGTAGCCGATGCTGTACTCGGTTGCATCCTCGATATCCGTGATCTCGATTTCTTCCTCGGGCGTTTTCAGTGACATTCCAGTCCCCCTATTTTCTTAGTCTTGGTCCGACCCAACCTTCGGCTGTGATGGGCATGTTCGGTGCCCAGTCCGGCACCTCGGACATGATTGCCTCAAACTCGTGAACTTTGCAAGTGCCTTTGGCCGCTTCTGCGATCACTTCGTCATGGATGGACAAAAGCAGATCGAACTCGGGCAACTCATCGACGCGCAGCATAGCCTCGGCGAGCAGATCACGCGACGATGCCTGATCGTAGTTCTCGACGAGCGAGCCGCCGTGCGTGCCGCAGCGCTTCCACTGCTTGGTGTAGGTATCGCGGCCCATGAACGAGAGGTGCGGCGAGATGAAGCTCTCCGGCGGATCAGGCAGAAGTGTTTTGTTCTGCTTGGCGGCCATCTTCTCGGCGTGCCAGCGGACACGATGCTGGGCGACGCTCTTCTTCGCCGGGAAGTTGACAGTCGTCGGCCGACCGCGAGCATTGAGCGCGGCGAAGCGATAGGTGACACGCATGTTGACGCGCGGGTAGAGATACGCGAGCAGACGGCCCGAGGGCAGGCGGCAATGCAGGAAGTTGCCGTCAGCGCTCATGAAGTAGGAGACGGCCCCGATACCGAACTCATCACCGCCGCAATAGTGCTCGCCGCCTTCGAGGACAGCCGCGATAGCCGCCTTCTCGGTCGCGCGCCAGAGCGCCGGGACCTCGGGGTACTTGTCTTTGCGATAGACGCGGACCACCATCTGACAGAACTCATCGTCGAGCCAGATGCCTTCATCCATGTAGACGGTCGCTTGGAATTTCTCCCAGCCCATCGCGTAGCCCAGCCCGAGGATGGCTTTCTTGCCGAGGTTACGCTCCGACTTGTCGGCTTTCGTGATGGTGCGACCATAGATGGCGGATGCCATGTCGCAGTAAATATCTTTGCCCGGAACGAACATCGCGAGCATGTCAGCACAGCCCGACAGCCACGCGAGCTTGCGAGCTTCGATGGCGTTGAAGTCGGCCGCGTAGAGTTCTTTGCCCGGGCTCGCGATCAGCGCGCCGCGACAGGCTTTGGCCAGAGCAACCATGGGCTCGCCCCACTGGAGCGTGACGAGTTCGCGGTCGAGCGACATGATATCGCGCCACGCGTCGCCCATCTCGTCGAGCCCATCCGAAGTGAGGCCCTTGTATCCCGCGCCGTAGCCGCGAACGAAGTTGTGGGGCTGCACGCCCTTGCCGGACCACCGTCCAGTGCGGTCGGCTCCGTTGTAGAGCATGATATCGTGCAGGCGTCCGTCCGGGCAGACCGACTGCACCATGCGCTTGTACTTGGCGACCGACGAGCGGTTCACCTCCATGCATATGCGCAGCGCCCGGTTGACCCGCGCGCCTTCCTCGCCGAGAGCGTCCCACGCCTCTTTCATGCGATCTTCGGCCGCCTCGAAGGCCTCGTCGCCAGCCTTGGTCGGGACGCCGTCGAGCGCGAATGAAAGCGTGTCAGCCTTTGTGTTCTCAAGCGGGTCACGACCGAGTTCTACGAGCCGCCCGTTCGCCCATTTAAGCAGGACGGCACGTTGGGAGCCCTTCTCGACAACGCCTCCAGTGATGTCTTTTAGCTCGCCGTTGAGCCTGTCGGTTTCTTTCGCGGCCATGTCGAGCGCGACGCGGGCCGCCTTCTTGTCGAGCTTGATGCCCCGGAGGTTCATCCGGAAGTCCATCAGCCAGTATCGACGCTCTTGCTCGGACATCTCCGGGCAAAAGTTGGACAGGCCGCGCTCGGCGATCACGTCGCCCTTGCAATAGGCCCAGTTTTTGCGGTGCTCTTCTTCCTCTTCGCAGAACTCGATTGGGCTCTTGCTGGAAACCTGTTTGACGCCGGTCAGCTTGATCGGTTTGGGCGGCTTTTCGGTCCAGCGATAGAGACCGTCTTCGACGAATGTCAGGACGCCAGTCTTGACCGCGCGATGAAAGTCATTCCGGACCGCCTCGCGGATTGCGACCGGCGCGCTGTCTCCGTATTCGTCAGCTACTTCATCCGCGATGCCGTAGACAGTTTGCTCAGTGACGTACTCGCCGGGCTCCCAGAGTTCGTTCATCTGGGACCGCATCACTTCGCGGAACGTATCGCCGGGCACTTCAATAACAGCCCGCCGAGGCATTGGCTTCGACAGCTTGTTGATCAGGCGCTTGCCGTCCGCTATCTTGTGATCAGGCAGGCCGACCGCGCGAATGGCGTCCTCCAGTCCCCGGGGCAGAGACAGACATGAGGCCTTCGCCGCCGAACAGTGCATCTGATCGACTGTCAACTCCACGTCGAACTCAGGAAACTCCCGGCGAAGTGTTTCATTCCAGATATTGAACTCGAAACCCGCGTTGTGGGCCTCGACCTTCTCGCCACTCCTAATGCGTTCGATGAGCCGGTCAGGGCGTGGGCTCTTCTTAATCCATGGATGATCGCGGTGCCAGAGATGGACCTCGTCCTCTTGATCGAACGTCCACGCCAAGCAGAGAGCTTGCGTGCTCGTATCGAGCGCATAGCGTCGCTGTCCCCACTTGATGAGGTCGGCGGCGCTACGGGTTTCGAAGTCCAGAGTGATCATGCGAGATTGGGCCGACGATCTTCGACCGTGGTGCGCGTGACCGTGCGCTCGATAGCGCCAGCGATGCGCTGATCCTGTACTCGCACGACGCGCAGCGTCGGTGCCAGAAATTCCTTGAGCGCCTTCGAGAGGCACTCGCGGGCGTCGCGAACATTCTTGACGGCGATGTGCCGTTCGTGTTCGGAGCACGCGGGGTTGGTAGCGATGACCTCGGCGAGCACGAGAGCCTCGATGCTCTCTGTGACAAGCTCAATCTTCGTTTCGGTTGGGGACATTGAAGGACCTTTCCAGAGGGGACAGAATGCCATGACAAAGCACTGTCTCAAAAGGCTGTCAATATGGTTGGGGCGCGAAATCGGTGAACCGAAATCGCGCCCCTAATAGTCTCCCGGCTGTGTCATCAGCGCGGATACGGCTTGCCGTTACGGGACTGTGCCCGAGACTAGCCCAGATCGTCGTCACCGCCGAGATCGTCGTCATCCGAGCCGAAACCTTCGGCCGGATCATCGCCGAAATCGTCCTCGGCCGAGGTGAAGCCTTCGAAGCTCTCGTCGTCGCCGAGCTTCTGAATATTGCCCAGACCGATGGCCAGACCCTTGCCGATGTTGTTGAAGGCGTAGGGGTTGACCGAGGCGCGAGCCCAGCAACCGGCGTAGAACTCTTCCGAGTTCTCGGCCGTGATGGCGTTGCCCGACACGTCGAGGATTTGCGGGCGACGCTTCGAGTTGGCCATGGAGAAGAACACCATGTCCGGATCACCGTAGCCCTGATAGTCCTTCTCGTTCCCCTTGTGGAAGGGGATTTTGAAAGACCGATCTTCCTTCATGGTCTTGATGTCCTTCTTGAAGAACTCGACGCAAACCTCGCCGAGTTTCTTCTTGATGGCATCCCACTTGGCCTTGTCGGCGTCGGTGAATTGCTTCGGATAGAACAGGCCGACGAGCGAGAACCGAGGGGTCCCGTTGTTGTAGCTGGCCTTCTCGAAGACTTGGGGAAAGCTGACGCGGAACTTCGGGGTCAGCAAGCGGGAGCCCTTTTTGCCGGGCGTAGCTGTAGCGGCGTTTGCCATGATGTCCATCCTTTCGATTTGATGTGATGTGATAATCGGACTTGGCAATTGCGGCTTTTAACGAAGTGTTAACCGTATGTCAAGCGATAAGTTGATGCCAGACGAAAAATGTTGCAGCCCCGAGCATCGCTCCGGGGACCACGTCCACGACGTAATGCTGCTTGGTCTTGAGCGCGGAGATCGCGATCAGCAACGGGAACGCCGCACAGATGATCCCCATGGTCGGCCAGTTGCGGCCGATGGTCAGATCAACCATCATGGCGACGCTCACGTGCATGCTGGGCAGACTGTTGCGGAGCTTGTCGTAGCTCCAGACCATGTCGAGCATACGCATCGAGCGGGGCTTGGAGCCGCGCGCCTCGTGCACGTGCGATGCATCGCGCCACGTCGCTGGAATGGCGACCGGCCAGAGGACGAAGAACGTCACCTGTATGGCGAGCAGCGAGAGAAAACAGCCGACCGTGTAGGCGTACTCGGCCCACGTCGGCACAGATAGCGCGGCGAGCAGGATCATCGGGTAGTAGAGCCCGGAATAAATCCAGACCCAGCGCGGATCAAAGTTGATCTTCTGATCCCACTTCGTCTCGAAGTATCGGGCATCGAAAAACGTCTGGCGTTGCGCCCAGAAGTAAAACTGATATCCCCCGACAATCATGACGACAGTGATCCAAAGCTCCAGAACACGGTCGAGCAACGTCATTTCAATTCCCCCTTGGCAATGGCTTCCGCGCGGAGACGAAGGATGATCTCGTCCACCCTCGGACCGGCTGGGTTTTTGATCCACTCCTGCCCGGCCTTCACGATGATCGCCATCTCAACACGACGACGCGCGCAACTTTCACAAGTCATTTTTATCCCCCTTGAGGATGCCGAATGAGGCAATAGATCGTGCCAACTTCGGCCGCGTGAACCGTCATGAAAAGCCAACTGACATCGGTCGGGTTGCCGAGGTCGTCTTCCCACGGATTGACGAGTTCTCTCGGCACGATGACCTCGGTGCCGTTGGCGATGTACTCGCGGGTCGTGCCGTCCGGATACTTCATGGCCGAGCCGTCGCCGATCTTCGCTGTCCACGAGCCGTCCGGGTTCGGCCAGTAGTCCTCGACCGGATAGCCGTCACCCTTGCCGCAGCACGAGCCGGGCGTATTCGGACGCGGGAGGCTCTCCATCCACTTCACGGTCGCGTTGTTCGGGTTGAAGCCGTGATCCATCGCCGGAGCCGAGCGCGGCCACATCATATACATGACGAGCGCGATGACGAGCGCGCAGCCGAACAGGACCCGCGCTACGGGATGTTTCGAAGGTGCCGGTCCGTCATACGTTTCCCGGAGCGCCGCATGCGGATGTCCACGATCACGACCATCAGGACAACACGGATACTCGCATTTAACATAGCGCCAGCTATCACCACGACAAATCGGGCAACGATACGGCGGACTATTGAGGGCTTCGAGCATGTCGGCTCCATAGTGTTCATATGCCTCCCGGGAGATGCGGTACTCGCCGCACGAGAGCAGGACCGGGACACTGTCCTTGGGCGGCTCGGGATATGCCGGGCCGTGCTCGTCATGCCCCATGGCTGTCGTCTCCATGGGCGTGCTCGTTGATCGTGATCGCTCGGTCGAGCGATGCCTGATCGTTTTCGAGGATACCGCCGACAGGCTCGACCACGCACATGCCGACGACCGGCTGATCAAGCGCACAGATCGCAAGCTCGATGACGCCGCCACGATTGAGCAGCGCGAGGTCCTCGACGCTGGGCTTCCACGCGCTCACGCATTCAATGCGGCCTTGCGGTCCGGACATCTGCTTGCGCACTTGGAGATCGCCGCAGGACGCGCCCTGCTCTTCGTCGTTCCAGTTTTCCGGCTTCTGGAAATTGTACTGGGCTCCGCGTGTCGTGGTCGGTTGCATGATGGCTTCCTCTTGAATTTGGCTCGGGGAGTAGGGCTCGAACCTACGATCACGGATTAACAGTCCGCCGCCTTACCAGCTTGGCTATCCCCAAAGAGTTGGGCGTCATACCACGCTTGCACTAGCGGCGTCAAGACTTCGTCGGGCTCACACTCGCATGTTTGCGAGTATGTTTGAAGGTCGAGCACGATCTCGGCGACAGTGCACCGCGCCATGTCGGTGAAGAAACCATTCCCCTGAGCGTTCGCGAGATCGCGGTCAATGTCAGCTTGCGTGATCATGAGAAGTCATCCCCATCATCCTCGTCAGTCATGAACTCGTTGGCCGCGTCGTCAAGCGCGCTCGCGGCCTCACGCGGATCATACGACGGTGCGATGGCGAGCGCGCCGTTGGGCATGAACGCCAATTCACTGACGGCGGCCTTGACCGCCTTCCGCTGTTCCTTGCCGACGCCGAGCTTCTCGATTTGCGCAGGCGTCTTGAGCTTGGGCTCGACGAGCAGATCGGCCTCGGCCAGACCGAGTTCGTCGATCAGCTTTTCCTTGACGGCGGCTTCGCTCATCCACCGCCGTTTCGAACGACCGCGCACGAGTTTCCAGCCGGGCACCTCGTTGCCGTTCTCAAGCTCGCGTTGGATGTCGGCCTTGATGTTGCCAATCCACGCTTCGATCACGGGAACCCATTCCATCTTGTGCGCGAGGTCGGCGGTCGTGACCGGCGTCGGGAGCATCGCGGGCGGCTCTTCCTCGGCGAAGTCGATGCCAGCCTCTTCGAGCAGCATCGCGTCATAGGCCTTGCACCGCGTCTTGGCCGGACACCAAAGGCACCAATCGCCAGCGCGCAGCGGCGCATCCGGGAGCGACGTTGCCTCGGCCGCTTGCTTCATCTGGATTTCGTAGAGCTTCAACTCATCAGCGGTGAAGCGTTCCGAGCGGATCAGGCCCTCGGCGTGCGGCGCGTTCGGTTGCGAGATCGTCACCGTGACACCCTCGGCGTCGGGATGCTCGTGCAACAGAAAGACACCGTACTGCTTTAACTGATCGTTGTCCTTGGCTTCGACGAGGATGTAGCCGTTCTTGTGATCGACGAGGTTGATCCAGCCGAACGGCTCGACCAAGGTCACGTCGGCCGTGCCGCCGAGACGTTCGTCGAGCCACGAGCCGTCGAGATAGCGCTCGGAGAAGACTTCGGTCCCTTCGCACATCTCCATCTTGAGCCGGTCCACCTCGTCAATGGTTTGCTGCACGCCTTCGATCATCTTCTCGTCGGCGATGAACATGAACCATCCCGGACGCGCTTGCTCAGGGTCGAGCGCGGGCGTGCCGGGCGGATAATACTCGGTCTCTTCATCGCCGTCCGCCTTCACGAGGAAGGTCGAGCCGTGGTACTCGCGCGCCTCGTGATGATCGTTCTGGATCATGATTTCGATGAGCTTGTGCGCGGCGGTGCCTAGCATCGCGGCCTGATTTGTCGTCGAGCTATCATCGCCGATGAGAGCGACGGAGCCGGGGCAATTCATCCACCGATGCGAGGCCGAGGGAGAAAGTTTTGCGTGGGCCATGTTAATCCTTCTTGACCACATCCCGGATCATGTCGCTTATCATGCTGCACGCGACGCCGAACGTGATGAGTTGCCATGAGATTGGGAGCGACAGAAGACCGGCGACGATGAAGACCGCGACCGCCCACACTATCGCTCCGATGAACGTGGCCATTAAAACTTCTCCGGCGGGGCGTAGGGGAACGTGATCGGCTTGCGGCCGAAACGAACGTCCCACGCCATCTCGTTGTCCTTGAACACGTGGATGCAGCGCGCGTTCTGTTGCATCCCCGTGCCGGGCCGCTCTTTCTCCCACTCGCTATCTTCGCCGGTCAGCGGCGACAGCGGCAGACCCCGGGCGAGCGTCTCGAAGACCTTGAGCGTTTGCTCGGCGCTTCCGCCGGAATGTCCATACGCCGCGAACACCTCCATCAGAGATGTGGCCTGCACGGCGACATCGCCGCCGTAGTCGGCGTCGGCGTCGAAGAGGCCCGCGTTGCGGAGTTCGAACTTGGCGTGCTGTAGAAGGCTGCTCATGACTGTTCCTCGGTTGCAGTGTAGACGATATCGACGACGCCGCTCTTGTCGGTCTTGATCGACATCGTTTGATCGGGGCCGGGGCCTGCGACAAGCAGGCGAATGGTTTCGGAGCCATCATCGGCGGCGACGATAGCTTCGACGTTACCCTCGGCGAGATTGAACACGGTCACCGTATAGCCCTTCTCGGGCGCGATGGTGACGTGATCCCGCGTGATGTGCCGAACGACTGCGGCGCTAGTGGGTTGTGCCATGCGGGTTCTCTGCCTTGATGCGAGCCATGCGGCTCTCGTGTTGAGCGAGCTTGATCTTTTCCTTGAGCCGAACCTGCTTGGTGCACATATCCTGTATCGCCGGGCCGAAGCTCTCGAAGCTCTCGTCTCCCGCGTGCGTGGAAACTGGCCGCCATGTGTAGACGCCCTTCAACGGCCCCGTGCCCGGGTCGAGTTGCTCGACGCGAAACTTGAGCCCGAGGTCATCTCCGATGACGCGGAGCGCGCGGGTCGGCACCGCGACCGCGAGGACGCGCCAGCCCGGCTCGGTTGAGTTGATGATCTCGGCTGCTTTCTCGGGGGTCATTCGATCTCCGCGAAGTCGTGACGGTCGAAGCCATGACAGCCGCAGACCTCGTTGGACATGCGCAGGAAGGCGAGGTTGTGCATCGCCCCGGGCGTGACGGTTTTGAGTTCGACCTCGGCGACGTGCACCATCTCGTGGCCCATGATCATGCCGAGCCGATGATAGGTCGCGACGCATCGCGAGCTAATGCGGATTGTGTGAACGCGTTTGACCTTGTCATACGAGTGATCGCCCGCCGTGTCGCGCATCTTCATCACTTTGAAGATCACGTCATGCTTCTCGGGTAAGCCCCAGTAGCAGAACGGCTCGCACGAGTGCAACAGCCCGTAGGTGTTGCGGAGCACATCCTCGGTCAGAAAGAGGCCAGTCGGCTTGATGACCTTGACAGTCTTGACGCTCACGTTTCCCACTCCACCACGAGGACGCCGGAGCCTGCGAAGCGCGGGTCGCGCGACTTCCATGCCTTGATCGATTTGCCAGCATCGACCAGCGGCGCGACTTCGGCTGCGAACCCTCGCGGCAGATGGCCGAGTTGCTGTTGAAAGATGTGAACGCTGATCGCGTTCTTGTCATACTCGTTGTCGGGCTCGCGCTCCAGCCGGACGATTTGTCCCGGGCCGAGCCGAGGCAGCCAGTCAGCCGCTCCCGGATAGAAGCTGGAGCCGACGATGGAGACCTGTCGTTTTTCCGTGGCCATCTAGAACCACTCCCTGAGCGACGCGAGAACCGTGTCGGCGACTTCCTCGCGCGTAGCCGGGCGCGGGAAAGCATCGACCCAATCGGTTTGGTACGGCCAGAACACGCGAGCGTGCTCGGTGTCTCCGATGCGCTCGTTGAGCGTGACGGTGCCGTCCGCGAAAATTGTCTCGTGGATTTCTTCGGCGCGCTGCTTGTAGCTGTCGCCGGGGCGATAGATTTCAGAGGGGTACTTGACGAGCGCGCAATCCTGCACGTCGTTGCGCTCCAGCCCGCCGCCGACGCCGGTCTTGATCGTCGTGTAATGATGCGTGCGGTCGAGCGATGCGTGGCCGATGCGATAACGTTGATTGACCATCTGGCCAGCGATAATCAGGGACGTGAGGTCCCACGGATGGTCGTGGATTGTCGAGACGTTTGGCACCGTGAACCGGCTGTGCCAGAGGTTGAGCCGAAATTTCTTCGGAGCGTCGGCCGGGCCGAAGTACGTGCGCAAGAAGCCGAACCCTTGGGCAGTCCACTCTCGCCGGTCGTCTTGGAGGGCGTTCGCGACGAATGGCTTGATGAACGTCAGATCGGTCTTCATGGTAATATCTCAAGCAAGAGGAAAAGTGGGGCGGCACAATCGCGACCTATCTGTGCCGCCCTCCGGCCGCGCAACCCTACATCAAATCGTCATCGTCGGACGCCGGAGCGCCGCCGCCTTCGGCCTTGAGCGCGACCTCGCACGCTTCATAGACCTTGTCGTAGTTCTCGGGCTTGAGATCGACGACCTTTTCCACGCCGCCATCGTCGGCGAGAATATCCTTGGCCGTCTGCTTGCCGAGGTTGGCGTCGGCGGCAACCTTGCGGATGATCTCCCGAACCTGCTCGACGGTATGCTTGCCGCCCGGAGCCTTGGTGCCTGCGGCCGGACCGCCGGTCGGCTTGGTTGTGGTCTTGGATGCAGCGGCGGCCTTGTCGGCGGCGGCCTTGTCAGCGGCGGCTTTTTCGTCGGCGGCCTTCTTGGCGGCGGCCTTGGCAGCGGCGGCATCCGGGCCGGGCTTCGACGGAGTAGCGCCAGCGGATGCACCGCCGAGCTTCTTGATATCGGCGCGCAGGGCGTCGATACCCTCCGCAATTCGTGTGAGCAGTGCGTCGGACATTGGGGGACACTCCGGGTTTGAAATTTCAATGGCGCGGTCCTACCCCGCTCGACAGTCACCTGTCAAGCGGGTTAGGCGCAGTATTTTCACTGGAGCGAGGCGGCAGCCTCTTCTGACGACACATACGGAAGGTCGGGTCCCTTGTAGGCTTCGCCGCGCTTGGCGCGCGTCGTGTCTTCACCGCCGAGAATGCGCCGCTTGATTTCGCTGCGCAAGAAGGCAGCGGCGACCACGAGGTTCGCAACGTTCGAACCGTAGTCACGGAAGCCATTCCAATCCGGCGGATAGAACTCTTGCGCCAGCTTGACGGCTTCGTCGCTCGGGTCTCCCGCGAGCTTACGCTGGAGCAACACGAGTTGCGCCATAGCGGCAGTCATCATTTGATTGCCCGTGGCGTCGGCGCGTTCGTTTGCGTCGCCCCACATCTTGTCCTGTATCGCGACCTCGGTCGCGATCAGATGGTCGGCGAGTTTCCCCGCGTTGCCCTGTTCGATTGCCGTCATGAGGTTGTTCTCCAGTGAGTTTGAAAAGAAGTTTCACGAGCCGGTCGAGCTTGGTATTGAAACGCTTGGCGGCGATCTTCTCGGCCACTTCACGACGCCTGAATTGAGCGAGCGCACGCGTCTCGGGATGCGCAGCCCAGTATGCGCGCTCGCGGAGCTTGGTGCGTTTCGCACTACACTCCGGCGAGCACGTTTTCGAATTGCCGTGCGGTTCGAATATCGTCCCGCACGCGCACTTCACTCGGGGATGACCCAGTGAACCCGCTCGACCGGGTTCTGCACTGTGCAGATGGCGTTGACGAGCGCGTCGCCCTTCGCCGTCGTGCGGTACGCCCAGCCCGGGTTCATCAATCGCTCGCGCTTCGTCGGCCGCTCGATGAGTTCATCGTGCAGAAGCTCTTTGACGAATTGCGTGTAGGCCGGGGAGGTGCGGCACTTCTCCGGAGCGAACGGCTCGGCGCATGCGTAGAAGTGCAACAGCATGCTGACCTTCATCGGCTTATTGCGCTTCTTGCGCTGGGGCCGAGCCGGACGCGCGATGCGCTCGGGCGGCGTGTCGATGAAGACTACGTCAAACAGAAACGATGGGTCTACGCCCATGGGGGTTCTCCGTTGGGTTCTCGCCGTCTCACATGATCCGGCATACTAGCGGCGGTATACCCAGTCGGTCGGATTGTCAAGAGGCTTCAAAGGGCTTGCATTGGTTAACGAACTTGTGCTAGGACGCACATCGCCCCCGCCCCGGAAAGGTCCACATGCCAGTTCGACAGCGCACTCTTAGCCTTGCCGTGGACTACATTGACCGACATTTTCAGCGTCGGTTTTTGTTTCCAATCAAGCCGGGCGCGAAGTTTCCGCCGACCATCAAGAACAATCTTGAGGACGCAAGCAACGACCCCGAGCAGTTGCGCGCGTGGGAGGCTCAGTGGCCCGGCTGTAACTGGGGCGTCGCGCATCGCAAGTCGAAATTGCTTGTCGCCGACGTAGACACGAACGCGGCCAAAGGCAAGACCGGGCAGATCACGTATGATGATTTGGACTTGATGTACGGCTGGCCGGAGACCGAGCGCACCACGACGCCGTCCGGCGGCTTCCACATG